GCTGGTGCTGGTGCTGGTGCTGGTGCTGGTGCTGGTGCTGGTGCTGGTGCTGGTGCTGGTGCTGGTTCATCTATTGCTCCTGTAGGAGCTTCTTCGATTGGTTTTTCTTCCTCTACTTGCTCCTGCGTAGCAGGAGCAAGTTTAGCAAGTTGCTGCTGGCCGATTACAAGTTCTGTTGGCTCGATCAAGTTTCCGTCAAGCAATGCCAGTGCGTTGATGTTTACTGTGTATCCGGTGTCTGCATCTCCCCTGATTCCCGAAATAGAGCCTACTACGATGATTTTTCTCTCATCTAGGGCTGATCCTAGAAACGCTGCCTGATCTTCCTGGTTATCGAATCTTGCTGTTACATCCTGGCAGATCTCATTAAAATCTTCTACCTCTATTTTTGTTACACCTGATCCGTTTCTTGGTGGATTTACACGAATCCAGGCCATAGTTCCGTTGTCTGCTTTCGTTCTCAAAGAAACTCGTGGTCCTTCTGCAACCAGTTTAGTTTCTTTTCCTTCTTCTGCCGATTTTTGCCATGTTTGGCTCCATAGATCGTATTTATTGTCTTTGTTGTTATATTCCGACATTGCATTTGCTCCGGCAATTACTACAGAGCAAATTACAACTGGCATTGGGTTTGTGTTTTTGATTAGCTTTCTTACTCCGTCCAGGGTTAAAACTGCTCCCCAATTTTTGATTTGTTCAATAATTTGATCATTCGTCTTTGGATCTCGCTTAATTACGTTCTTGATCCACCATGTCTTTCTTCCATCATTTTCTTCTTGCGCAATTAGCAATCTTGCTGCGCACATCGATGGAACTCGAATCTTTTTATCACCTGTGTCCACTTCTCCACGCCATGCCTGTACTTCAATTCCTTTCTTTCCTTGAAGAAGTCCGTAAACTGTTGGTCCTTTTCCCGATTCTCCGATTTCTCTTGCTCCATACAAGATTCCTACTACCTCAGTTGCAGATTCATCTTCTTTTGCCTTCTTAAGGCGTTTAATCGAGAAAGAAATGCTTGTTTGTACTGAATATTTCCCATTTTCCTTCCAGATATCTTCTATTACTTTGTCTGCATTTTTAACTTCTGCGTAAATCTTGCTGTTTGTGTTCTTTACTGCTGCAATGAATTCTGGCAATGTTACATCCGATGTCTTAGTCAATTATTTTCACTCCTGCTTTTTTACTAATAGTTCATCTTCGATTTCAATTTCTGGTCCATTAATGTCTATTCTAGTTCCTTGGAATTTCTTTGGTGATTCTATGATCGAAATTCCCTGCATTTCTGCAAATTTCATTGCAGTTTTTCCCATAGTCTTCATTTGGCTTGGTTCAATAAATATTGTTTTAATATTTTTCCCTTTTTGAATAATTTCCATTAGATCTTTTCCTGATGGTCTAAAAGCCAATGCTACTGCTTTTGTTCCTTGTCGTATGCTGTCCAGGCATTTATTCGTGCCAACTAAGATTGCTTTCATATTCTTCCTATATTGCATGTCATACTATTTAAACTTATTTAAATCAGCCCGCTCTGCTGCGCTGGCTGATTAAATTGTTGCTGCTAATAGTGCTGCTCCTAGATGTGTCATTGTTAAAAGTAATTCTCCTGGTGTTTTACATTGTTCCAATATGTATATTGTTTCATTTTTTACTTGATCTCCTGGTTGGAATACTAGATTTTTTACTTTTTTTACATTTTCTATCAATTCTTTTTCTCGTTCATCAGTTACTCCTAATGCTTCTTCCAAATTATTTGCATTTCTATCCATTCTACTCAGTACTAGTTTTGTTATTTCTAAATCATTCATTTTTATTATCTCCATTTGTTGCTAATTCCAGTGTTGCTTTTCCATAAGTCGTGTTTCCTCTTTTCTCAAGCCATTTCTGTCGAAATAGCTTAGTTTTCCTATAGATTCTATCTATTTGATGTGCTGGTGCACCGTTGTTTGCCAGAATTCTACAGAACGCAAGTTCCGCTTCTGATTGGCTGGCGTAGCCAGCCAGTGTGAAACGATTTTCCCATAACAATTGTAGTTTCTTTGCGTATGGTTTATTCATAAGTTTTGAGATTAGTCCTTTGTCGTCGATTGAATTAAAAAGCCATGCTATTCCTTCTTGATTCTTTTTTATTTCTTCTCTTCCGTCCAATGGATCTAAAGTTACTGTAAAGTACCTCCCGGAATCGTACATTTCTATTCCGCCAGTTTCATGTGAACCTATTTTTCTTGCGTTTATCTCTCCTGGTATGAAACCTTCTACTATAATGTGATATCCATTTCCTGAAGGGCTTGTTTCTGTGTAACTATCTAGTTTTTTTATAATTTCCTCCCATCCATACCATTTTTTTACATCGTCTAAGTCTATTCCTAGATATGGATCATTTTCTGAGAAACAGAAACCGATTCCATCAAAAAGTTCTGGATGTGCTAATTTTTCTTCTAATGCCTGGTCAAAAGATTTCCAACATATAGGATTTGTTACATTGGTAGCTCTCCCATTTTTTCCTAGTGGAATTTTAGTCTTTTTTCCTGATCTCTCTTTTTCACTCCATAAAACCCATTGATTGTAATTCCGCATTGTTATCATAGTTATCTCTTTTATAGCTAGTCGGCCCGTATGCCGACTAGCTTAAATTGATCCAATCCATTCGTTATTCTTTTCTTCGTAAGGGTCTGATGTTTTTGCTTTGTTTTCTAGCATATCTGCGAATATTCGCAGTTCGTTCCTTTTTTGATGTTGGCAAAGTCTCCATGCTATCATGAAAGTTGTTCGCTCTTCTAGCGACCAGCTATTTACTAAATCTACTATGTTTGCTCCGTGCAATGCACGCAGTATCGTTACGTTTATTCTTCCTAGAGCATTTGCCGTTAGGCAAATGCTCTGTGAGTTTTGGTTTTTTCTGATTCTTTTAATTTTTAGTTTCTTTTTTTCTGGTTTTTGGTTTGCTTTTATTTTTGTTATTACTTGATCTAAGTTTGTTCTTAGGTGCCACCAAGGGAATGTTCCGAATTCTGTTTTTAGAATTGGAGATAAAATTAATTCGTTAAAATCCCATCTATTTTCTGGTCCATATTGTGTTAATTTTGGTCTTATTGAACGTATTTCAGTTGCTAATCGTTTTAGTTCGTTTTCTGTAGTTGTTTCTATTTGTTTTTCTTTAAATTCTATGTGTTTTTCTTCTAATACTATTCTAATTGCTTTACTTTCGTAGTTATCTCCTGTGTAAAGTGTAATCATAAAACCTCCGATGAAGGCCCGCGCTTTGCGCGGGCCTTCATTTTAAGCGACGATTTTTATAACCATCTCTGTCGTAATGCATATCCACTAGAATTGTGTTTGTGTTTATTGTAATTTCTGTCCCCATTTACATGATCGTTTGATGGGCATTTCTTTTCTCCTATGCAGTTGAATCCATTTCTGTATAGTGTACTTGATAAATTATAAACTAATGCAAATCCCATGTCCATTCCACATCCTCCAATTGTTATTCCGTCGTGTGTTTTATGTAATTTATCTCCCATTGCTATTGCTGCATCGTATGAAATGTCTAATGGTTCGTTATTTCGCATTACTATAAGTGAAATTGCTCTTGTCATTCCATTGCTTGAGCAATAATTTAATTTTGTGAAAATAGTATCTCCAGGTTTTAGTATTTTTTTCAGTGATTTTATTGCTTTTTCTTTTTCTTGTATTTCTTTTTGTAATTGTGCTTTAGATTTAGTCATGTTTTCCTCCTAAAGCCTCGCGGCCAGCGGGCCGCGAGGCTTATAAAGTCCTGCCATCAAATCTCCTTTTATTATGTCCCATCCTGTTGAGCCTATTTGATTTTCTGGTTTGTCCATGAAGAATCCAAATAGTCCTTCGACTAAATTGAGGTCTTTTCTTGCTTCTTTCATTAATTTATTTGCGTTGTTTCCATATAATGTTTTCAAGTTTGCACTTATTCCATATTCTTCCAGCAATTCTGCTTTTATTTCTTCTGTTAATTCATTTTCTCGTGTTTCTCTTCCGCATGATTCAATTGCTCTTTTTAGCTCTTCTTCTGGTACTTGTGATGGTGCAACTGCATGAATTTCTACTACATATTTATTTCCATTGCATTTTTCACTAGTTTCTTCTTCGAAATTCATGAATGATACAATCAACCAATAATCAAAATCTTCGTTGTTTAGTTTCTTTGTTATCCATTTCGCTCCAAATATTTTCCAGTTAATGTCTCCTGATAATAGTTTTAATTTCATCATTTCAATCTTATCTCCCATTTATCTGTGTTTGTTAGAAATGATTTGATGAAATCTGCTAGTGTGTATTCTCTTCCTATTCCCAATTTTTTTCCATCTATGTCTCTTATTGTAATTGTTGTTTGCTCTAGTAGTTTTATAAATTCCAATGGTAAATTTAATGGTTTTCCAAATGAGTTTCCTTTGTAACTATATCCGTAACTATAAATAATGTCGTGTCTATCAAAACCAAGTTTCTCTACTTCTTGTAACCAATGTTCTGAAATTGCTGAATCCACTTCTGTCATGTTTTCTGTTAATTTCATCAAATCTTCTTTAGAAATAGTCATATTTCCTCCTAAATTGCGCTCGCCAATAGGCGAGCGCGGTTAGTATTCTACTGTTATTCTGTCTATTTCGTCTAAGTTTATGTGTTCTTCATTTTTCTTTGTTAATGTTACTTTAAGATCCTGTGTTTCTATTTTTTCGTATAATATATCATTAAATCTATCGTGCACGTTTTTTAATATTGCTTCTAAAATTGTTTCTTTTCTTATTCCTGTTCCTGGCATTTAACTCCTAGGATTGGAAAGGACGAAGCGGGAAGTCCCCATCCTTTAGGGTGGGGATGAAAGCGGAGTCCTTCCCTTAGTTTCGCTATCCAGTAACCGATTAATGATTGCGTCATAGCTTTCGCCCTTATGGCCTATTGATTTCAGGCGATCCCTGGTTTCCGTTCTAACTTGTAATGTGGTTAGCATAAGTATTATATATTGGGAACTACTACATATAACTTATGACATGATTCCTTGGAGGCTCAAAGTGCTACCTGGAAGATCTGCGCCCTGATAAGGTGCGTTGCGTGGAGATATACGCGCAACTCTAGGGAGGGAACACCCCCTAATATGTCCCTATGCGCTCAATGATTCCTTACGCGGAAAAGAGCCGAGCAGAAGGTCCCTGGATAAGCCAAATCTCTGCGATGATGGGGAAACCGAAAATTCCCGCAAAACGTGCCCCGATGCCAGAGGGCTATGACGGCACAAAAACGAGGAAGTAGCAGGGAAGCCCCGCCCTTCAGGGCGTGGGAGGAGTTCACTGCCTCCTTATATGTCTCGTAAGTCTTATTGAAAATCCAAAGTTTGCTTTGTTGATTTGTGGTGGAATTTGTTTTGCATTTGTTTTAATTAATGTTCTTCCACATCTATTGCATTTTTCAGGCAATGGTTCTGTGAAGAATCGTTTACATAAACAAGTAATTCCCATAAAAATTCCTCTTAGCTCCCGCGCTTGCAAGCGCGGGAGCAATTAAAGTTTTTTTATTGTTGTTTCTTTATTTGGATAATTTTTTTGCTCTTTTCCTGTTTCCTTCATTAAATGTTAATCGCTCCTTGTTTTTTTGCAAGTTCTTTTTGTTCATCGCTTAATACTGTTCCGTACAGGTCTGCTCTGGACAGGTTTGCTCCGTACAGGTCTGCTCTGGATAGGTTTGCTCCGTACAGGTCTGCTCTGGATAGGTTTGCTCCGGACAGGTCTGCTTCGTACAGGTTTGCTCCGGACAGGTTTGTTCCGTACAGGTTTGCTCTGGACAGGTCTGCTTCGTACAGGTTTGCTCTGGACAGGTTTGCTCTGGACAGGTTTGCTCCGGACAGGTTTGCTCCGGACAGGTCTGCTTCGTACAGGTTTGCTCCGGACAGGTTTGCTTCGTACAGGTTTGCTCCGGACAGGTTTGCTCTGGACAGGTTTGCTCCGGACAGGTTTGCTCCGGACAGGTTTGCTCTGGACAGGTTTGCTCCGGACAGGTTTGCTCCGGACAGGTTTGCTCCGGACAGGTCTGCTCCTTGCATCAATTTTTTTGGCCAATTTGTGATCGTAGGCATTTTTGATGCGATCTTTGATAATACGCATGTTTTTATTCTTAGTGTATCATTTAAACCAGCGAGTTCTACAAGTCCCGTTTTTAGTGCAGCGTTTCTACATTCTGTGTCCGGGCAATCAAGCCTAAGTTCTCCCGGATATATATATTCGATTTTTATGTAGTTGTTATGCTTTTCTACATACACATATTTACTGAGTAATGCATCGTGTGAACCGTTTTCAGGATCACAGAATACATTTATGCTAGTTTCTGTTTTTATTGCAATTATCGCTATTCCGTTACACATAAATATTACTCCATTTGGCAAATAAGAAATACTATATAATTTTCTTCGTTTTTTGTTACGTTTTCTCTCTTGGCTCCCATCTCCGATGGGAGCCATTTGGATTTGTGTTCTTCATATGAGTTTCCGAAAACTGGTCCCTGTTTTGATGGGGTTTTTGGGGTGCTTATGATTACATGTTTTCCTACACGTTTTAATTGAGACAAGAATTCGTAGCCATCTGCTTTTTCGAAGTGTTCTAGGATGTCTATTGCTATGATTAAGTCGTACGATTTATTTGACATCTTTTTTAGCCATGATATTGCTTCTCCTCCATAAATTTCATCATAAATTTCTTGTTGCATTGGACCTATATATGATGGAAATACTTCAATTGCATCGATTTTTATTTCTTTTTTTCCTAGCCAGTAAGTTAAAAGTTCCCTACAAAGAAAACCATATTTTCCGTTACCGCATCCTACATCTAGGATGCTATTTGGCGAAATTTGGTTTACTAGTCCCATTATTTCTGGGATTTGAGAAAATTGCGAGCTTGGCATAGTAAAACCTCTGAAGCGCCCCGCTGCGCGGGGCGCTTAAAGTTTAAATTTCAAATGTTTCTGGTCCTTCCCATCCTCTATTTTCTTCTGCTAGTTTTTTGTTTATTTTTGTTAATCTTGCTCCCGCGTGTTTCATCCATGTAAGCAATTCTGTTAGTTCATCTTCTGTTATTTCTTGTCTAATTGCTATACTAATTTGTTTTATTCCTGGATTCTTTGGATTTTCTTTTAATTCTACTTCGAATTTTTCCAGAATTTTTGTGGATGCATTTTTTGGAATGTATATGTCTAATGTGTTTTTATCTGTCATTCCCATTGCTGGTCCGTCTGTTTCTGGCCATTTGTCGAATCCTTTTAGGTATTTCATCGGTGTTTCTTTATCTGATAGAAAGTTTTCAAATTTTGTTATTCGTATTTTCTTTTCTCCGCGTACTACGCTTTTTTCTACATGCAATATTGCTTTCATTTTTTTAGTCTCCTATTGTTATCACTTGTGTTCCGTTTATCCATACTATCTTTTTCTGGTGCAGTTTTTCGTTCAACCAAGTTTCATTAAAAAATGTACCTTCTTGATCTATCCATGTTTTTTTTCCGTTCCAAATTTCTCCATTGATGTATAATGTATCATCGTAATCTAATTGCAATTCTGATGTGTCTATGTTTACTCTATTGCTGCTGCTGAAGCTCACATCTATGCTCTGTGCGTTCGCGCTTGCGAGTGCGAACGCAATTATAAGTAGTAGTATTTTCATATATTTCCATGCAATTTTGCTAATTTTGTGAATCTTTCATTGTATTCTTTTTCTGATATGCTTATGTCGTATTTTGTTATTCCATTGTATTTGAAATTTTTGAATCCGTTTATGTCTTCATCTGTTTTAATGTTTTCGTGTTTTATTGTTTCTAGTGTTCGTCCATCTTTTGCTATTATTACGATTATTGGTGTATCTTTTTCTTTTATCCAACATCGTAGTGCGATTAATGCTTCGTTGTTTTTCATTTTGTATTCCTCCTATTATTACCTAGAAACTCTTAAAAAGCTGAATCTCTAGGTGGAATATTCGTCAAACACCTATGTAGATCTCTGGCGGATTTATGATTGTCATTATTATGTAAGCTCGCGCCTGTTGGCGCGAGCTTATTTTATCATGTTCCTTTTGGTTTTTTGTGCATTGCTCTTCGTTCACTTCGGTTTTTTGGTATTGCTGGTCGTTTTGGTAGTGTTACTATTTTTGTTTTTGTGTTTTGTTTCTGTGTTTCTTTTGTTATCTGTTTCGCTCTTAGGAATGCTATGTAATTTGCACTTTCTTTTAGTGTATTGTTTGCTTTTTTATTTGTCATTGTTCCTGATTTCGTCATGCTTTATTCCTCCTTGTTTACTTGTGTCCATTTGAATCGTATTCCGTACTCTGAATATTGTAATTGTGCAAATTTTATTGCATCTTTTAAATTTGCAAATGGTAACTCATTTAATTTGTATCCCTGATACTTTGGATATGTGTCTACACATATATCAAATATGTTATATGCGTTAATTATTTTTCCTTCTGTCATTCGTGCCATTTCTTCTACCAATATAGCATTTATTTGCTGACATGTAAAATCTCCTAAGCATTCGCGCCCTGCTGGGCGCGAATGCTGTTGAATATTCTTCTGGCTCTTACTACGTCGTATTCGTTCTTTTTTACGTCGTAGATTTGTTCTTTTTTCCATTTTGCATGGTTGAAATTATCTTCAAAAGCTTCGTCATCTGTGTAAACTGAGCCTCTTTGGCCCATTTTTACTAGTTCCTGGTTTTCGAATGAGCAACAGGTTTCATAAATTTTAAGGAATCCATCTTCTAATTGCTCTTCCGATGTTCCTAGTTGTCGTAAAAAAGATTGATTGTAGTTTCTTCTTTGTTCTTCTACAATTTCTCCTACGAGATCTCTGCTCATGCAGAGATCTCCTGGGTGCTTACTTCATCCTCGATTTCATCGAGGAGATTTACCCCTAGTGGAGCTTCAACTGGAATTGGAATTTCTTTGATTCTTCCGATCCAGATTCTGTCGTTGAATTCGTTTGGAGTAATTACGATTGGAATTGCTGGCGTAGCTACCCATTTATACATCTTAAGGTCTGCTTTTACACCTGCTGGATAGCGGGCGGTGATTTTTACTCCATGCTTTTTTAGAAGTCGAGCAGTGTCGTTGTATGCAAATTTTGCAAATTGCGGGATTGTTGCTATTTGTACTCGTTCGTCTTCCGTAACGATCTTTAGATCAATTACGTTTGCATCACCTTTTTTATAGGTTTGAGTTCTCAAAGCTGCTCCGGTTATTACTACTTGTTCCGGTTTTGCTCCCATAATGAAGAAAATGCTTCCTTTTCTCATTTCTTCATTGCTTTCCTCTACTACGTTGTCGATCAAATTCATTTCAGTTGCTTTCTTGCTTGCTTTAGCCATTTTAAGTCACATCCTTACAATTACCTTTAGAAACTCGCACCAACAGGCGCGAGTTTCTTATTTCTTTTTTTATTTCTATTCTTTTTGCTTCCAACCGAACGAACTACGCTTCTTAATGCTTGCTGAGGCTCATCAGAGCCGAAGGAACGGCGCGTTTCGAGCGCCGCAAGCTTTAAGAAAAGCGTAGTTCGTTTGATTCCTTAAAGCCTAGCCGCGCCAACAGGCGCGGCTAGGCTGTTTGATTCCTAACGTTTAATTGATATTAATTCTATTCCTAGTTCTTTTTGCCGTGTTATCAGTAGTTTTCCTATCGTTTCTTCTTCGGTTTTTCCTGCTTCCCATTTATTTTTCGTTTCCAAGTATGCAATATAGTCATATGTCCTCTTTTCTACGAAAATTCTTACCATTTCTAAAACCTCCTATCCCCCCCTCCCCGCTCGCGTGCGGAAAGCTTTTCAAAGCGCCTCGCCCGCTGGCGAGGCGCTGATGATATGCCAATATACGTGTTTTCCTGCTTTTATTGCTTCCCACCCGGTCCAACAACCACCCGATTTTATGTGATTTCTTATCTTTGCTTCATTGTGCTTCGCACAATGATAGCATTCATTAAAACGCAATCCTTTGTATCCTTTTGGATATTCTGATACGAGGATTACGTGTACTTCGTCTGAATTATGTGCTATGTCCAAGTTTCGTTGCTTGTATCCATATTCTGCGTTCCAAGTGTTTTGTTTAGGTGTTTTTATATCCATTTCTAGGTTTAATTCTTTGGCTATTTCTTCACTCCATATGTCAATTCCTCCTACTGGCGAGTGACCGGATACTAAGATGTTGTCTTTGCTTGAAGAAAGTATCTTTCTTATTAGATTTTTAGCTATTAGAGTTGTTCTTGAATCAAATTTATTGCTTCCGTGGCCTACTATACCAATTTTCATTCAATCGACCTCCTAAAGTGCCTCGCCTGCTGGCGGGGCGCTGATGATTTTATCATTCTCCTGAAAGTGCGTGTGGTTCATGTTCATTTAACCATCTTAGAACTATGAATCTATGACAAAAAGATCCAGTACACCAGCAAAGTAATGTTTTTCCATTTAAATCTTTCATTACTTGTTCTCTATTTAATTTTCCTAGAATTTGCTTTCTGTAGATTACTTCATATTCTTCGTTACTAATGATTCTTGCTTTCCAATCATTTACAAGTTTCCATCCAGGCTGAAGAGGCTTATATACTTCATATTTTTCCGGTTTTGGCTGAGAATTAGCGATACTAATTCCATTTTTTCCTTTAAAATTTCTGAAATTGCTTTCTTTTATATCCATTTTAATCAACTCCTTTTAATTTCAAAAAACTAAAGTCGTTCGATATAATTCATGTAGTCGTTATTCCTATTCATCGTAAGCGATGTTTTTTCGATGTCTTTGAAGTATGTTTCATACTCGCTTGGCTCCATGAGCCATGCTGAGTCATACTCGAAGTATTTCGAGTTTCCATTTACAAGTTTTCCGAGTTTGTTGTCTTCCGTGTAGCAACATTCTACGAAGATTCCTTTTTTCCATTTATCGAATGCTATGATCCATGTATGCGCTCCTTTGTTTGAGAATCTATAAGCTAATTTAGGTTCCAAGCCTTCGGCTTGGAGTAGTTTGAAACAAACTACTGCTCGATCGGAGCAATCGAATATGTTTTCTTGGTATTCTTTGGTGTATTTATATGAGTTTAGTAGATTGTTTACTTTTTTGATTAGAGAATGATTGATTGATGGTTCTATGTCGTTGATTAGGGTGCAATTTCCTTTGGTGTAATACCCCATGGTTTCAATTTCTTTTGAGCTTAATTGGCCTTTGCAGTCGTGGACTGCGAAGGTAATTATAGCGGATATGCTTGCTATTGTGATTAATACTATCTTGGTTTCTCTTGAAAGTTCCATTGAATTCACCTTATTATTTTATTTTATTTTTTGATTTATTTCTTAATTTTTTTTTTTTATGATGTTTTTTTTTTTTTGGTTTTTTGGGGAGGTTGGTTTGGTGGCTATAATAGGCCACCCGCCTCCTTGATTCCCCACCTTCCTTCATTGCTCGATTCATTCTTTTAAGTCACTATTTTCATTCCACCATCTCCCGTTTTCCAGTCCCCAACTACATGGATCAGAGTAGTTCATGAGCCATAAAAACTGCTCATGAGCGCCCCTACTCATGTTATTTTTCTGTCCTTCTCTTGTTGATTTCTTCAACCCCTCAGATAATTCCATTGCTACTACCAGGCTATGAGTGACGAAATCTCGCTCTCCTGCCAGATTACCATCCTTGTCTACTCTTACCGTTCCATGCATCATCCGCAATGCTGCAAATCTCACTACTTGACTGTGCGAAGGCCAAGCACCTCCACTTAGCTCACTCCATGCAATCTTTTCAATCTCTACAATCTTGTCCATTTCTAATCACCTTTTGTTTCATCCTAAGTCCCTTACTAACTTCCCGGATTTCCGGGCCTATCCCACGAAATCCAGGCTTTTACCAGGCTTACCTCACACTTGCCTACTATGGAAGGCAAGTGCCAGGAAGAGGCCCTAGAGTGCCCTACAATTAAAGTACCCTCTTCTGCTACTGAAACTCACCCGCCATCATACAGTCCGATAAGTAAATATCGAGCGCATTATTGCATCTCCTGTACTCCCCAAGCAGACCAATCGCCCTATCAATATCCTGTCTCCTCAGAGCTACTACGATCTCCTTAGATATCTCCGCCTGATGCTTCCATATCATCCTGAAATCCTCTCTCGATTCATCCCTTGCTAACTCAAGCAATTCCGCGTAATCTGTAATGTAAGTTGCTATCATTCTGTCTATCATTTCCCTACGATTCATCATCTTAAATCACCTCATCTGCTACTACGTTGCTCAGATTCATGTACTCTACATGCATTTCCAATCCATCCACCGCGTAATCCTCATGTATTACGCGTGTTTCATCAATGTTTCCTACATTTTCTATCTTTTGGCAATCCTCGTCTAATCCCATCCATCCTACTGCTCCTACAAGTATTACACACACCAAAACCAATGCATTTGCATTCATTTCAATTCAACTCCATTCATTTTCTATTAAATTTCACTTTTACCATTTTCGTACGCTATAATCCACATACTCCCCCTCCCCTTCATCATTCTCTATCCTACTCTAACTCCTCTCTATTCATCCTTTCTTTTCTTTCTTCTTTCTTCTCATCTTCCTTTCTCTTTTCTTTCTTTCTTCTTTTTCTTTTCTCACCTATTACCCCTATTATAGCAAACCCAAAAAAACTCATAAAAAACCTAAAAAACTAAAAAATAAAAAAAAAACTCTAAAAACAAAGAAAAATAAAATAGTTTAAAACATCGTCAAAATAATTACATCAGACTTTCGTTTTTTTAATTCTTTCTGTAATTCTTTTAGTATATTTATCTTTTCTTCTGTCTTTTCATGAAAGCTTAGTATACTGTAGTAACCGTTTTTTATCCGTATAGCATAAACAAACACGCTGTTCATATCTTCTCTTTGTATTTCTTGTATAAATGTTACCAACGTTCTTCTTTTCCTGTTTTTCCCATTTTCGTTACTAATACGTCTTCTCATACAGATTCCTTCACTATTCATGTTCTGCTATCTCATCCCGTCTTTCCGTTCATTTCTCGATTTGTATTCTTCGTATGTGAAATCATTATCCCCCTCCTACTTTTCATTTTCCCTCGTACCTCGCTTCAACAACGATTTTGCAATTTTACATCACAGCATAGCGATTTTAGACTGTTACTGAAAATCGATATCATTACCAATAGAAATGCCTCTTGATATCGGTTCCTTTCGCATTTATCTACTATAAGGGATAAACTCATTTTGTGTACTTTTGTACACGCCCTCTTGCTAATTATAAGGTACGTCGAATAATCAAAATCGATATCGTTACCAATAGAAATGCCTCCTCATATCGGTTCATTTCTACACAAAATTCGAATAAAAATCGAGAGCGGTCCTTCAGCTTTTTCGATTATCCTCAATTTTTGACACCTTCAGAGACCACTTCTTTTCCATCCCGTGCGTTTCCATTCGTATCTCTCCCATTGCATACAATTCTTGCATCGCAGATATTACCAAATTCTTGCTGCATCTTTTTCCGAGTTCGTGTAAGATTTTCGAGCTATTTACCATTTTTTTCTTGCATCTTCTCTGATCTCTCATGAACTTCAGTATTTGCTCCATCACCGACTCTTTTTCTTTATCATCTACCATGTCTCCCACACTCGATTTTATCTCATAAAACTTCTCTTTACCTCTAAAACTTTCTATTCCCGTCGATGTTATTTTTGTCTCAAGCCTTCCTGTTTTTTCTATCCTACTACTTACTCCTAGTTTTATTATCATTTTTGCTACGGTGTCTGCCTTTTCGTTTATTTTTGTTTTATCGCTTAGGTATTTTACTTTTCTTACATCGCTTTCCGGCATTACTACCAATTTCAGTGTCTTTTCGTCATTTCTCAGCGTTGATGATATTCTCAATACAGAATTTGTCGTTTCATCACTTATTATTGCTGATGCTATTCCTGGATCTGCTACTTTCCAGAACGGTTGTGCAAAATCGCATCCATATACTATCATTGTATTTATCTGGTCTACGTCTAATCCTCTCGAAATCACTGAGTTTTGGTACATTACCAGTGGTTTTCCACTCAACATTTCCCACTGCATACCATTTTCTCTTTCATTTCTGATTGCAGTCGCGCCTTGTATTCTTTCTACCACATTTCTTTGTTCTCTTTTTGATCCCGTTAGCACCAATAAAGAATTTCTCTTATTCTTTTCCGAATTTTCCCATATAGCATTTATTATTTCTAATATTTTCTTCTTTTCTGCTTTCTTCTTTCCTCGGCTATCGCTTTCTATTCCTTTATCTTTTTCTATCCCAAGTATCATGAATCTATCATTGTATCTGAAGTCTTTTATTTCTATTACTCTACCACCAAATTCTTTTGCAAATAGTTCAGCCTTTGTTGCTCCTATAATTATTACCTTTTCTGTGAATTTTAGCCAATCCATTGCATAATTCGTTTTTCTTTCATCCCCTAAAATGTAAATAGATCTGTATCCTCCCGCTTTGTTTACTATCGAGATCGGGCATTCCTTGTATAAGTGCCCAAGACATCTTATACATGTTTCTAGTGACAAATCGTCTCCTTCGGATTGATTCCCTTCCTCTCTCACTTCTCGATGTTTCGGTTCAAATGTTTTTAACAACCCTTCCATTTCTATCTCCAAGTTGTCTATATTATTATTGTTTTCTTCTAAACTTACTATCATTTCAGAAAGTTTATTTATAATTTCTGCATATTCTTTTAGATTTCTCTTTTTTCCTTCTTTTAATATCATTTTTAATTCATGTTGTAATTTATCTGATTGAAGTATGAAATTATCGCTTCTGTTTTTCCCAGGTCTGTTTCTAACCGATGCTATTTCTATCGACGTAGCATAAAAGTGGCTCAAAGTCGGTTCTTCGTCCAAAATCACCATTTTTCTTGGAACTATAGAGTTTATGTTATTTACTACCGTAAAGCAGTAGTTTGCATGTTGTTCAGCGATCTTTAATATGTAATATGGACAATAATTTTTTGGTATATCTTTTGCGGTCAAAACTTCTTTCTCTTTTAATAACTTTGTCGCTGCCGATATCAGCTCGAAGTGATTGTCTTTTCCATGCTTTAATGCACATTCCGAACACTTCCTTTCTCCTGAATAGATGCAAGCTCCTGGTTGGTTCATTCCGATAACCCAAACTACCCCTCGCATCCCCAATTCTTTTGCTATTTTTATCGCGTGTTCTACAATTGCGTGATTATGAGTTATGTAGTTCCCATTTCCTGCGTCCGCAAGCCACTGTACCACGCTATGCGTCTTCCCAGTTCTCGGAGGAGCCACTAAAACAACCATGTCTCCGTCAGGTGCGCGTCTAGGGATAGAAACCAGTTCTTCGCGTGGCATTTGTACTTCTGCAATTGGCGCGTCTACTATATTTTCTTCTATTAAGCCCAATTCTTCCGCTCTTTGCATTACTTCCCGGTACTGTTTCTTTGAGAGGCAATTTTTTCCTGCCTGTTCACAAGAAATTATTCCTTCCATTACCGCAAGAAGCTCTACCCAACCTCCACCAGATTCGCATCTAAAGCAGTGCCAAATCCCCTTTGATGGGTTTATAGAAAAGTTTTTTCCCGTTTTAGATCCGTGTTTCGGGTGAGATCCTACAAATTCTGTTCCATTTGTTCCTATTCTCTTTTGTACATCTCCCGTAGGCCATGCAACTCTTTCTATGTCTACTTCGCTGTGTGAATGTTGCTCACATCCATTTCTGTAAGTCTCTTTTGGCCTGTCGTCTTTCTTTTTCAGCCTCAGTGGTTTTAGTATTTCTATTAAATCTTCATATTTCAATGTAGCAATTGGTGAATCGTCTATTATTTCATACTTTTTTCCTGAAATGTGTATGCTGTTTGGTCCAATTGCGTAGTTTCCTTTTGATTGCACTTCTCCTAGGTGCAAGAATTCTTCTTCATTGTCTGGATCTCTTAATTCCTGGTCAAAAAACACGATTCTCTTCTGCATTCCTTCTATTAAGTACCAGTAATGCCTTCCTTCGCTGCTAGTTCTGCCTGTTCTTATTGTTAGTGTCTGTGGCAGCTTTGCTATTATTCCAAGTTCCTTCAGTCTTTCGTATTCATCCGCATCAAAGCAGTGCAACCATCCTAAACCCGTCGCGATTCCATAGTTTCCTCCTCCGCGAATGTGCCCAAGCAAAATAGCTTCTGTTGCTGGATAGTTTTTCTCTGTTGTCCATTTTCTCTGTTTTGGTTTCTTTCCTTTCCCTTCGATTTTGTCTATTAGAATAAATCTTGCGCCTGAAAAGTCTCTCAACTGCTTAGGAATAGAAATTTTACCGTTATTTTTAAATACTTTAGCGTCTTCAGTAGTATTGTCGGCCATTCGATAGTTCCCCTGTCTTGGTGGTTAGTTCAGTTGCTTCGGCGCTGGTAACGTCGCTGCAACTCGATTCTTCTTTTATTCTCTCAAAAATGTACATTAGGCATACTTAGCATTTGCTTTGATATAAGCTCTCCGCGCAAGCTCCAAGAATTTTTCTCCCTCTTCTTCAAGCTCTTCTGGCATCAATTCCACTATCTGCGCGTTATTTTTTCTTATATAAGGTATCACGAATTTTTCTACTTCTAAACCTGCTTGCAGTGCTCCTATGTAATATGCTCCGGCCTGTAATCTGTGTGCTTTTTGTGGCCTCTTTGAAGATTTCCAATCCAAAAGTGCTTTTACTCCATCCACCGGACCCCAAAAATCCCATGTTCCTGCGCTCGCTACCGTTAAATCTCCATTATCGTCGTATTCTTTTATTGTAATTGTGTGCTCTATCAAGTTTGGTTTGCCTAAAACCAAGTTTAGTGCTTCCCATTGTTCTATTCTTCCTTGCAATTCTTCTTCCATGTCTTCTGGCCATTCCCAAAATGGTAAATAGTCTGGTACTTCTACCGGAATATCAGAAATCATTCCCTGCAATTGCATGTGCATGAATATTCCATAAATTCTCGCTTTCCTTGAATATTCCGGCCAATCCGGCGTTCTTTCTTTCCACGCATCTAATTCTGCCCTTGGGAACTCTTCATGAATTATAGTTGTAACTGATTTGTGCTTTATTCCGTTTATTATGTAGTTTCCTTGCTTATCTCTTAATGCCTGACTCATCCTATTACCTCAAATTCTCTTTTTCTGTTCCTAATATTTTCTTTATTTTAATTTCTACGTTTCCTGTTTCTACTTCAATTTTCATCCATATATCCCCATTTTCAACGATTTCCATAACTTCCGTATTTCACAATTTTCATCATGTTGCCCGTTTTCTTTTTTACAAAATTGGCAGTCTTTACCAAATCTTGTTCCTTTTTCTGCCATATTCATTGCTATTGTTATTATTTCCGTTTTCGTATCATCATCTATTTTGTCTATTTCAATTGTTTGCAATCCTTTTGTTGTTATCGAGTATATTCCATCCTCACGATTTCTTGTTATTAGTTTTCTTTTTTCTATATCCTCTAATATACTTGTTGCCAACATGTAATTTATTTCCGCTTTTCCCGCTATCGCTGTTTTTTTCAGATCTTTGTTTTCTAGTTCCTTCAATATTTCCAATTCCAGTTCCATCACCGATCTTGGCGATTTTCTCTGTTTTCTTGCTGCTATCACTTCTGGTTGCATGAATACTTATTCGCAATACTTCTTTATAATACTTGTGGTCGCCTGATGCTAATAGTTAAATTTATATCCTGAAAAAACGTTTAGGTTGTTGTCGCATTGGTTTCCTTGCTTTACGATGCGGCTGCTATCCCTCGCTCGATATATGCGGTGCGTTACTCCTTCGCACCGCATAAATACGAGTTTTATCCCGTTTTTGTCAAAAGTGCTTTTATTTCTAAGTCTTCGTCTACGTTTATCCCTGTAACTGTTGTTGTTACCCATAGTTTCTTTATTTCTTTTGCCAAAATTGATTGTTTCTTTGTGCTATCTCCGGTGTACGAGAAAATGTTTCCCGTTTCGTCCGTTATTTTTACTCCTACCATTCCTTTCCATGTGGTGTCTCCCACATTTTCAAATTCCCACCCAAACCAGTTTGTGTCTCCTAATACGACTGGTTCTGGTACTGTACTAGATCCCTCTCTCAAAGTTGCCCTTAAAATTGCTCCTATTATTGGTGTTGTTTCTACTTCTTCCGTTTCTTCTGCTTCTTTTTCTAATGTAACGTATTGTTTATCGTAGTTTCCTGCTGTCACCACGAATGCTATGTCCTGTGATACATATCCTGTTTTTGAAATAGTTGCTTCATATGCTCCCGCATCTAAATATACTATTGTGTCTGTAGTTCCTTTTACTATTCCGTCTATTGTTACATTTGCCTTTATTCCTCCTGCGTTTATTACAACTCCTTGTACTGTTTTAGTTTCTTCCACATCTGTTGCACAAAATTCTCTCTCACTATATAACCATTCCATGTCTTCTGTATAAATCTTGAAAATTCCGTTTAAGCTTTGTAAACTTGCCTGCATCCAGCTTTCATCTGTTATACACTTGTTTGTTCCTTTGCCGAATTCCTCTGCAAGTGTTTTTTTCCTGGAATCGTATAATGTCATTTAGATTCCTCCCGATATTCCTATTTCGTCCGCATTTACAGTTTCTGCTGTTTCTCCTCCATCCGCATCTAGTAATGTTACACTTCCCGCGTCTACTAGTGCCTGCGCTGAAGTTATATCTCCATTTGCTAAATAGTACACATATAATACGTCATTTTTTGAAATAATTGTAGGTAATGCACTACTATCTACCGTAGTTACCGTTTCAGCAAATGTTTTCCACTCATAAGCACTTGTAATTCTCATCATGTATATGCAATACAGGTAAAGATACTTCTTTTTTGTTAGATATTGTATTCCTCCTATTCCTCTTATGAATGTAGAGATGCTTGGCCCTATTTTTGTTAGGTTCATCGTCTTTGATACAGGATAATCTCCTATTGTTACCGGAGTTTCCCTTGTTTTGTATCCTGTCGCCTTTACCTGTATTGTATAGCTTCCTTTTTTCATTGTTATTGTCGTGTTTACCGAACCTAACTGCATTCCGTTTCCTTTATCTATCACCACTGCTGCTGGCACATCGCATTCTACGTACAGTGCTTCAGTTGTTGATTCTGTTTTCGTTGTGCTTCCGTAACTCTTGCTTTCTCCTCCTCCCCCGCTTCCGTTTCCTCCTGATTCTGCTTGTTGCTGTGCTCCACATAAAGTTCCTACACATGTATAGAAATCTTCGTTTAGTAAGTTTACTGCCCCATCTTTTGTTAGGAATCCTTTTTCTAGCATTATCTGCTGTACTTCGTCGGCAGTTTTTCCTTCCACGCCTAAAACAAATTCTTTTGCGTATTTTGCTTTATCTAATGTGAATGTTGCGCTTTTATAGTCGCTTTGCGTCTTAAATTCAGATGGTATTAATTCCTGACTTATATATCCGCCTTTTCCGTCATTTTCTGTTGGTGACCATACTTTCCCGTTGCTGTCTACTACATTAAACTTATATTCTGTTCCGGTGTAGTCTACCCATGATAGTGTTCCGTAAAGTGAATCTATTGATATATCTTCTTGTGCTATATTTTTGTAGTCACTGAAGAATTTTTCATATGGATCTTTCAATTCTGCGTCATCATTTAGTAGTTTCTTTGTTTCTGATACGCTCGCCTTAGACAAATCTCCTATCAAACTTACCAGTGTTTTTACATTTCCTTTTTTTGCTTCACTTTTTGCATATTCTACTATCTTCAGTGCTTCTTTATCACCTGCTTGTATGTATTGTAGTAGATATTCATCGTCATTTGCCTTGTTCCAGTCAAACTTTCCTGGCAATTTTGTCCACGCTTCAAATCCTGTTTGAGTTTCTATTGTTTTCCATGCTCCACTTTCCACCAAATCTGCTTTTATTTTTAACAAATTTTCTTTCGGTTGTATTTCTACTAGCATTGCTGCTACGTTCTCGCTAGTGTATGAGTTTGTTAGTAACCCGTTCAGTTCCGTAGCTCCTATTGACCCATCTTTTATTCCTTCTTCTACCACATCTTTGAAATTGTCTCCTTTACTCAACAAATTTACTGCTTCTTTATCAGACATTCCTTTATCTGTTAGAGATTTCAGTGCTCTTGCGTAAGCACCTGCTGCACATGCCATTAACTACCACCTCCGCACGCAGCTTCAAGAATTGCATTTGCTGTTTCCGTAGCATCCGTGTCTGCTGCGTCTCTTACTTCGTCTGCCGTCATTGAGTTTAGATTTTTCTCCACATAAGGTTTCACAAATCCCGTTCCTTCACCGGATTTTGCTACTTCTTTCATCGTTACCGTAGTGTCTTTTTCTTTTATCTTATCATATTGCAATTCTCCCGTTTCTTCGTCCGTGAACCCTGCATTTACCTTTTCTTTTTCTCCCGAACTCAATTCCGAGTATTTCTTTTTGTCCAACAGTGATCTTCCATACACACTTTCTCCATCCGAAGGTAAACTTACTTCTCCCGATGACGAAGATGTAGAAGTTCCTGTAGCTGCTGTCATTCCTCCTGAAGATCCTCCTATTCCTGTTATTTTTTCCAATGCGGCTAATCTAGTTGTTCCTCCCTTTTCCTTCAGATATGTAATTTCTATCTCCAAATTTCTTCTAGCCGCTTCTTCTGAAATTCCATCGCGCTTCATTGCGTTTTTTACTGCAATTTCTACCAATTCTGCTTCAGTTTTTGCTCCTGTCGTCGTAGTTCCAGAAGACTTTGTCGTTTTTGAATCTCCCCATGCCAAAATTTCATCTACAAATGTCTTATCTCCCTTGCTATTCTTCCACTCTTTCGCATCATCTCCCAACCCCCCTCTCAATAAGTTTAAAGTTGCATAATCTACTGTTCCGTCACCTTTCCAGTAGTGATATAATGCTTCCATTGTTGCTTGATCGAGTGTAGATCCGTCTGGTGCAAGTTTCGTTTCATCTCCGTTCGAATATTTCTTTATCCAATCCGCGTCTTTTGTCTCATAAAGTGCTTTTCTATTTTCTGCATAAAATTCTTCTTTTTCTTCTTCGGTTGTTGCTCTAAACCCAAGTGTGCTTGAATCTTCTGTTACTAGTCCTAAATTCTTCAATTCTATGAACATTCTTTTGTAATTGCTGTTAATTGATTCCATATTACTTTTCATCGGCTTGTCTATATAAGCTCTTATGTAATCTCCGTAGTATGGTATCGATAAAAATAAACTGTATGGCAATTCATCCATTAAGTTGTTCCAATGGTTTAGATAACTATTTATATCGTTTATGCATTTCTCACATAGTATCTTTTCCATCAAAGATTGTGGATTTTCGTCTCCTGTCTTGAATTGTTCATACAATCCTTGCATTTCCGCTATGTTCGTTGGTGTAGATGTTCCGAACCATAGAAGAGATTGTGGTATTGCATATAAAAACGTCACTGCTATTGTTGTTGCTCCCATTCCTCCCTTTACTATCGATGTTGTTGATCCAAATATCGATTTACTGTTTTTTTCTCCTCCTATTATTCGTATTTTATCTTCTGTTTTCAGAGTGTCTATTTTTCTCAATGCTCTTTTTACTTTATCCCATCCTTCTGCTGTTATCTTATCCGATATGTTTTTTATTACTTCCAAGTCTGTGTCTTCTACTCCTTTTCCGTTTACTATGTTATCTATTACTCTATTTTCCTGTTTATTCAGTCCTTTTCCAAACAATATTTCTTCTGCTTTTCCTGTTTCCGCTAGCTCCTGATCTATGTCTTGTATTTCTTTTATTGCATCTCTTCTGAATATATCGTCTGCTACTGGCTGTCCCACATTTCTTTTTATTACATCATATTCTGCTACTGCGTTTTCTCTTGTTAGCTTTGAGTAATCGTAACTCTGTATAAAATCTGCTTCTTCTCTCCATTTCGCCAAATCTACTTCATTTATCTTCTTCGCTTCTAATTGTGCTCTTATTGTTCTTTCAGTTTCCGGCGAAACATTTCCTCTTACTGCCAATTTTGTTGCTTCTACTGTATTGTCTATCTTTGATAGAGCAATATCCACTTTATCCACAGTATCTAGCTGCCGTGTGCTCGCGTCCAGTGATTTATATGCTGTACTATTCTTTATTTTTACTATATCATCCATTCGCGATTCCCATGTGTCTATTGCTGTTAAATCCCCTCCTTTCAAGAATCCTGCCGATTTCATTTCATCTATTTGCGATCCTAATACTGTTCTATAATTCGCTTCTAGGTTTTTTAGTCTCTGTGTTTTGTATGCATTCTCGAAATTTCTACCCATTGCCCCTTTAGTTCCGAATTCTGCTCCGAACCAGTTTGCCACTTGCTCACGTAATGTTGCATATTCTGATGTGTTTAGTGTACCTAAATATGATTGTACCTGTGCATCTCCTGTCAGTAGTGCGTTTAGTTTTTGTCCAGGTGAATTCGTTGTTTTATCTTCACCGTATTTCGTTATTTCTTTTGCTATTTCTTCTGTTCTTATTGGATCTGATATTTTTTCTGCTGCTTCCTTTTCCAATTCTCTTAGTGGATTTAAAATTTCATCTAGTTTGTTCTTTCCGTAATTCAGTACTTCTTCCTTTTCTTCTCCACTCAGTTTTGATAATGCATCTCTTAAATCATCACATTTTCCCACCATCTAAATACACTCTCCTCTATTTATGCAAGCAGTCAATTCTTCTTGCATTTCTTTCTTTAACTGTGCCAATTCGTCTGCGTTATTCCGTGTTAAAGCGTCTCTTACTAATTCGTCTGTCAATGAAGTAGGATTTTTCTCATGCCACATTGCATCGAATGCCAATTCTCTATTTTCTGGCTTCCAAAGTGCTTTTAACTCGTCCGAGTTCAACTGCATTCCTTCTGAAATCTTGAATGCCGTCTTTTTCATGTCGTTACTCTTCTTTGAAAGTGTTTCTAATGCGTATTGTGATCTTTCTTTTGCCATTTGGTTTACTAAAGTTTCTGGTGCTCCTTCATTTGTCATTCTAAGTATCTTCGTCACACTAGTGTCTGCATAAGTATCTGTGTTTTTTCCTGCTAAAAGTATCGTTTGCTTGTGTGTACTTGATTCCGCTAGAGCTTTTGCTGCATCTTCTATATTTCCTTTCTTTAATTGTGCAATCGCATTTGTTGCTGCTTCTTTTGGTGTTGCTTTTCCTGGTTTCAGTGCTTCTTTTATTTGTTCTATTTCTATCACTGGCGTAGTTGCTTTTTCTATCTGCGTTTTCTTTATTTCTATCAGTTCGTCTACGTTGTTTACTGCTTCTCTTGCTCTTTTTACTGAAGATAGTGTTTCTACCGTTGCTTTTCCTTCTTCTTTCAGTTGTTTTGCATAAGTTAGCTCGATTGCTTCTTTGTTGTTCATTAATGCTGTTCGTATTTCGTATAATTCGTTAATATCTGAAGATGGTGCAACAAGCTTTGCTTTTTCCATCTTTTCTATAGTTCCAGTTAATTCATTCCAAAATTCTGCTTTGATTTCTGCTTTTCTCTTAGTGGATATTCCCAATTTTTCTATTTCTGCTAAATCCGATTGTTCCATCACCTGTGTCAGTAGTGATCTATTATTTCTCATTAGTGAAGTGAATTCTTTATCTGTTAGCGTATTTATTGTCTTTGTATCAAATTCGTATTGTAGTTCTATTACTTGTTCTCCTTTATCGTTCAGTTTACTTGTTTCTGTTTGTGTTATTCCAAATTCTTTCATTTTCTGTTCTTCTACGGTGTTCCATCTCTTATACAAGTCTGTTGTTTTAGTGTAATCTTCTATTTTTGTTACTGCTTCTGTAGGATTCAATATTTCTTTTGCTTTCGTTATATATTTCTCTAAATCTGACTTTGTTATTCCTTTTTCAGTTGTTAGATAGTTTATTTCGTCTACATTCAGTTTTGCTATGTCTTCTACGTTGTTTATCTTTCGTAATTCGCTTGTTCCGCTGTATCTAACTATCTTATCTGCCACGTTTTCTGGCATTATATTCACTAATTCCAGTTCCGCACCAGAAATTGCCCTTGTTGCACCACTTACACTTGTCGTTGGTATCGAAACTGCACCTTGTGTATCCAGTTTCTTCATTTCTTCCAGTGCATTTGTTATTAAGTTGTAATTTTCTGTTCCATGTTCTAATGCGGTCGTTACCATGTTTTCAACCGGCGTTCTTCCTAATATTTCGCTTGCATCGAAAAGTAATTTTCCCGCTACCGTAGAATCTCCTACAGCCGTCGTTGAAATCTCTTTGGCGAATGCCAAAGATGTGTCTACAAATAAGCTATTTGCGTCTTTTAGTATTGCTTTTACTACTGTTCCCGTTGCTTCGTCTGATAGTTTTATTCCTGTTTCTATTACGTTGCTTATTGCTACTGGATCTATTGAAATCAACTCCGCTAGAGTTGATTTCACTACTGCTACGTCCGTTTTTACTAGTGAATCTACAAATATCTTCGAGTTTATTGGATTGTCTACTGCTTTCTCGAAGCTTTTTGATATATCTTGTACTACTGACAAAGGTTCCCAATCTATCAGTTTTCCACTTGATAGTACCTCGGTAATTCCTACGTCAGAAGCTTTTGCTATCCATCCTACTTCGGTTGTTGGTACTAGTAGTGTTTTTGATACTCCTGCCGATTCTAGCAGCGATTTTGAGACTACGTCTGATATTTTTAATTTATCAGTCGTCGTTGATATCGTTATTCCTGCATCTTTCACGAATTTTGCGAAATCGCTTATTTCCGAAGTCGCTTTTGCTATTGTTGATGCACCAGAAAGTGATACTTTACTTATTTTTCCTATTATGTCTCCTTCTATTCCTATTACTCCTCCTCCTCCCAATGTTATCAGTATATCCAATGGTGTTCCTGTTATATTTTGACTTAATATTTCTTGAATTCCATATATTATTACGTCAGTGTTTGCAGATTCTATGTCTGATTTAGTTAATGTTATGGTGTTTTGTATCTGTTTCGTGATATCTGACCCATATGCGTCTATCACTGATGATTGTGTTACCGGGTTGTAAATGAGTACTGCTAAATCATGTTGCTGTGTTTTCAATATGCTGTTCAGGCTATTCGTGTCTGCGTTCTGCAATACGAATGTTTTTGCGTCGTTTACTGTCAATCCTATGTTATTTGTTATTTTTCCAGTTGTTGCCCATTCACTCGCCCACGTATTTGCCAATTTCAACCCAGTATCCGTTGTTTTAAATTCATAAACTCCATTTAAAGCAATATCTGGTGATATTGCTTCTGTTCCGTACAATATCGATCCTACACCAGAATATAATTCTCTTCCCCAAAATGTCAGCACTTTTGTTAAAGACCAATCTCCTGTATATGCAGTGTTCACTATTTCTTGCGTACCCAGTCCCGCGTTTGCCAATTTCGTGTCTCTATCCATATACAAATTCAGCATCGTAGATAGTGTAGATTTCAGTGTTGTTGATATTACATCTGTTTCTGGTGACTCTGATATTACAGAGTTTGCCATTTTTGTCCAGCTATCCATCGTATATGATTCTGGTTTTACTGCATATGATACGTCTTGTCCATACACTGTTATTTTTCCATCTGCAATCGATAGTGCATTTCCTGTGTTTATTCCAGTTTTTAGTGCTATTGCGGCTTTCATCGATTCATTGTACTTATCTAGTGTTATCTGTGCCGCTTGTTCTGTTTTTATTACATTTTTTATCTCTGATACATCGTATCCGCTTTTTTCGTAGTCGCTTAAATTGCTTCTCAATACTGACTGAGCTACTTTTATTTCTTTTACTCCTCCTTCTGCTGTCGTTTTTGTTAATGTCACTGCCACTGATGAATTTATCTTCGCTTCTCCTCCATATGTCTGTGCTGAAACCAAATGTGCTAATAGTTCCCCAGAATCACTTATTTCATTCAGTCTATAATGTTCTCCTAATTTTGTTCCTTCTGTTACTACCGTCCAATTGTTTTCATCTATTTTTTCTTCGTTTGCCAATTTATTTAGTATATCTCCCTTTACTAATGTTCCTTTTGCTCCTACTCCTGTTTTTTCATACCCATCATATAATACTTTTCCTACTTTTAGTCCTTCTTTTGTTGTAGTTGCCCAATAATATTCATTCTCCGAAAATGGTCCTTCTATTTCTGCTGTTCCGCTGAAAGATTCTGGCGTTATTCCAAAAGTTGGTGTACTGTAATTTCCTTTTGCTACTTCGTCTGAAATTGTTGATTTTCCTATTTCTGATCCTAAATTTGCTTGTGTTATTGTTGTTTCACTCTTAAGCACTGGCAATATTGATGATTCTGATTGGTGTTTTGACATATATGTCAAATAATCTTCCATTATCGTTTTTGCTTCTATTCCTCCACTATTCAATTGTGCTTGTGTTATTTTACCGCTTTCTAACAACGTCTTTAATAGTTCTGGTTTCTTCTGCAAATCTTCTGTTTTGAAATACATTGTTCCTTCAGGTAATGTCATCTTGCTTATCAATACTGTTCCAGAATATCCTTTATCTTTTAGTAATTGTGTTTGTAATTTAGTTAATGCTACTTCTATGATTTTCGTAGTTTCTAGTGCATTTTTAGTTATTACTTTGTTTGCTATGTTTAATGCGTTTGTTTTTATTGTGCTTATTCCCGTTATTGCATCATTTAGTAATTGCGTTTGCAATTCTACTGATGCTGTAGATGTTAATGTATTATATTGTACTACTATACTATCCAATTGTTTACTTGCTTCGTAACTCAATCCTGAAAGTGCTTGTTGCACTACTGATGTTTTTAGTCCGTTTGTTATATCTGTTACTCCTTTTGTTGCGTCCTCTATTATTTTGCTTACTGAATCAGCTACTTGTATGTTGTTTATCGTTTTCAAAGATAGTGCTGGCAAAGATGCCACATAATTGTTCAGTGCCTTTGTATATGTCGAGTTATCTAGTGAAATTTTTGCCTGTGATATGAAATTTGATAATCCGCTTGATGTTTTTATAGATTCTGTATAATTTTCTACTGTTTTAAATGCAAATGTCATTTACTTTCTCCTCCCTGCTTCTTTTGCTTTATTTATCGTGTTCTCCACTTCCTTTTTAGCTTTCTTGATTTCGTCCTTCAATTTTTGTTCATTTGTCATTGTCATAGTCAAACCTTTTATACACCCTTCACATAAATATCTCTCCTATGATTACTGTTGAGATTCCTGTTGGCGTATCCCGATCTACTTCTCCTCGTAGATCTGTCCTATGCGAGTCTCTTCTTCCTTCCAAATCTGAAGACAAGGATGCTGAATTAAATGGTCACAGGTTACAGTAGTACTCCTGTCGCAGAGGCCCGCCAGAGGCTACAGGACATTCTCAAGGGCATCGATGCTATCCGCAAGATTCAGGACGATGCTCGCAATGCTGAGCAGTACCATCAAGATCCTTCCGGTCTCTACACTGCCGCCAGACAAGACCTGCTGGCCTTGTCTAAGGATTTTGACATATTTAAAAAATTCATCAACGATAATGAATCTAAATTACTTGCTGACGAATCCAAATATTATGCATACAAAAATGAATCCATTGATAGACAAATCGATTTTCTTGAGGCTACCATAGTTACTCCTAGCATCAATTCTCCTCTCCCGGTCGGTGACGAGAATGATACGGATGTTGGTCGCAGTTTCAAAGGAAAAATTATTGCTGTTACTGATGGAGATACCATTTCAGTTTCTCAGTACATGGATGATACTGGTTCCCTCACGCAGAAACGTATCGTGCGTATTGCTGGCATTGATACTCCTGAAGCTGGTACTTCTCGCGGCAAAAAGGTTCTTTCTGCCACTGCTGCGTTCTGGCTCAATAAAGAAGTTACCGTGTACTATGACCGTCATACTCCCAATGATCTATATGGCCGTGTCTTGGGCACCGTCTACTTCGAAGATACCAATTTTGCTCTATGGAGCATCGGCAATTGCTATACAGAACCTAATTTAAAGTTCGAGAAGAATCATTTCGTAGATCCAGTAGAGTTCAAGCAGGCTGCTAAGAAGTGCTTAATTGGATATCCCGAAATTGGCTCAGTTAAAATCCTTTCCAAGCCTCCACACGCAGTTGTCCACTATGGTAAAGTTGGCGAAGAAGTTAAGCAAAATAAAGATGTAACTCCCTGTGAAATAGAATTACCTATAGGAAAATACGTATTTATAGCATCCTTTCCTGGCTACTCCTCGCTGCGCGAGGAGTATGAGATTTCTGCTGAGAAGATGCAGTTGCCCGTTTTTGTGCTTCCTAAGATTCCTGTCGAAACTGGATTTATCGCCATAAGTACAGTTCCATTTGATTCACACGCAATTGTTTCCATAGACGGTGTTATTTCTGGTCGCTCTCCTGTTACTGTAGAATTGCCTTTGGATGTTCCTGTTAAGGTTTCTGTTTCCTCCGAGGAGTACAAAACTGAAGAAGAATCTGTTATTCCAGTTATAGACAAGACCGTTGGTGTAGTATTCACTTTAGAAAAGTTCTGAATTAACCCATTCCGGCCAATATCTCAAATCCTTTTATGTATTGTTCGCTTTGTTCTTGCAGAAATATCGTGTATTCCCATTCTACAGGCAATTCTAATACTTCTCTTATTTCTAAAAATTCTATTTCTCCGTCTTCATCGAATTCTCCTCTGAACTCCCATAAAGACGGTTCGTTCATTAGCTTACGTCCCTATTTCTGTCTTCTTCTGTTTTTTCCTTGGCTGTTCTTGCTTCCTCCATTGCATTATCTTTTGCTATTATCATGTTTGCCATATCAAACGCATTTTTCTGCTGCATTTCTACCATTTCATGTAGCATTTTCGGTGTTGTGCTGCTATTAAATTCTTCTATCAAAACTCCGCCATAAGTTAATGTGCATATCTTCGGTTTCTTTGTTTTATCATCAATTGCCGAAAAAACCATTCCTACTGGAATGTTTAATACTTCATCTACGTAAATTTCCAGGTTTCCTATAGAAAGTCTCATCTTTCCCGGATGGTCTTCTATGTCTTCCGTGATACTTGGTCGCATAGTACACTATGCTAAATGCTTGTATTTCAATATATCTCATTTTATTTCTTACTCTTATTGTACCATATTCTTTTTATACTATTGAGTATCTATACTACTATGCGTAATTTTAATCCTACTGCTCCTAATTGGACTTCTGAAGAAGATGCCATATTGCATTCTTTTTATGGCAAAGTTTCTCCAGATGAATTGCTATCTATGCTCGATCGTTCTTATTCTTCTATTAAAAATCGTGCTATTAAGCTCGGAATCAAGGTTAATTTAAAATGGACTCCTGAAGAAGACGAAATTCTTAAATCTAGTTATTCTACCAAAAGTGTTAATGAAATTGCTATTTTACTCAATCGCAAGCCCGGTTCTATTGCTAATAGGGCACATTTTCTCAATTTGAAACGTACTAATCGTTATTGGACTCCCGAAGATGATGAAATTCTCAAATCTATGTATAAATCGCATGAATCTCTTCAATTCATCAGCGATAGACTTAAAAGAACTATTCCTTCTGTTTCCAATCGTGGTGCTACTCTTGGTGTTATTAAGCGTCCTAGTTATAATCATGTATTTAATCGCAATTACTTTGATAAAGTTACTGAAGAATCAGCATATTGGGCAGGTTTTATTGCTGCCGATGGCAACATTTTTAAGCACGTGCTTAGAATTCAGTTATCTATTAATGATGTTGATCATCTCGACAAGTTTCGTAAATGCATTGGATACGATTTTCCGGTTTCTGTTAGAAACGTTCCTTTTCATACTATGGTTGATGGTAAATTCGTTGATACTGGCAAATTTCACGATGTTTGTGTTTTACAATTATATTCCGAAGAAATTGTTACTTCTCTAAAAGAAATATATAACATAACACCTAAAAAGTCTCTTACTCTTATGCCTCCAAATCTCGAATGTACTAAATATAAACTTGCGTATATTGTCGGTTTAATTGATGGTGATGGTACTGTATATTCTAATAAATTGTCGTATAAGTTCCGTTTTTATGATCAATTACATATTCGGTTACTTGGTACATTTTCTGTTTTAGAATGGATAAAATTTGTTATCGAATCTCTTCTTTCGTGTGGCAGTTTAATTTATAAATATGATTATTCTAGTTGCTATTCTTATGGTATATATGGTAAAAATGCTCTCAAGTTTTTTAATTTCATATCTATGCTTGATATTCCTAAACTTGACAGAAAATGGTTAATTGCTAAAAAATTTCTACCAAAATAGATAATGCGACGTTAAAAAGTCGCATCATTCAGTTTTTACCTAGCGTTTCAAACATTTCTTTACAGAGTCCTTGAAGGCTATTCCCTTCAGGCCCTTTGCGGCCTTTGCACAGCTAGTAAGAACTCCCTGCTGCGCCTTGATCTTATCCGGGTTTCCGCCTGTTACGTGCAGGAACCTCATGCCCATTCCGCCCTTCTTGATGCCAATTCTCAGAGACGGATCTCCCATCTCTCCTGGTTTAATAGTCTTCGACATTATTATGCACCAAGTTCTTCTTTGTTTCTGTCATATAAAAAGAAATGTACTAAAAAATGTTTTTACTCTTCTAATATGCTTAGAACCACTTCACCATTTTCATCTATCATTCTCAGTAGCTTCTTTTCCTCTGTATAAAGCTCTGTTCCTTCGGCGTCTTTCAGTACTATCGTTCCATCTAATATTTCTATTGTTTCTGCTAACTTATACAAATTCCTATTTCCAGATTTGAATGATTCTACCATTCCTGCTTCTATTAGAGCATCTAATCTATATTTTATCCGTTCTGCGCACGTTCTTACGTTTATTTTCTTTTCTTTTGCCAATTTCTTTGCTATTCCGCTTGCTGGCAATGGCAATTGCCCGTTCATACATAAAATTATTTTAACTAGAATTTTGTCCATTTTCTCTCTCCTCTTGTGATTTCAAACATTCTGCCATTGCTTCTTCTTTCGTCTTCGGTGTCGTTTTTCCACATCTTTTTGTACTTACACACATTCTCGTTGGTCTTCCTGGTATCTCGTCTGCTAACTCCGCCATTGAATCGCTTACGCATTCATGGAACGGTTTTATCACTTGTGTTTCATTCTCTTCTAACGCCGTTTCGGTTTTTTCTTCGGTTTTGCCTGTCTCTGGTCTTTGCTGTTCGTTCTTTTCCTCTTCCATCTTTGCTAAATCCGCGTCTGCTCCGATGAAAGTTTGTTGCATCAGGTCTGCCCTATGCAGTGCATCATTCCTTTCCAGTGCGCATGCCAGTGGATCTTTTTCGCATTCTGATTTCAGGAAAGCAAGTTTTCTTGCGTAACCTTGCATGTACTTTTCACATTCACCGCATTTGTGTGCTTCTGCGTCTTTTTCTACTAACTCCTTTGCTGCGTCTATTGTTTCTATGGCATCTTCCATCGTTGTCGTCGTGTCTATCGATAGCAGTAATCCTTTTGCATCTTCCAGCGTTTCTACTGCTCCTGCTATCTCATCGTTCTTTATAATCATGTCTTGTTCCTCATTAATGTTCTCTATTGTCTCGTAAAATTTACATGTGCAATCATTACACGGGCACACTTTTCCACATGGGCAAAGCCCGTTATTTCTATTCAGGTTCTTTGCCCAATCCATTGCGTCCCTATGGTCCATTATTTTTAGACCATTTGCTGCTCCGAAAGCTTGTAGGTCTTCTGCTGTTATTGATGCCATCTTATAACCCTCTTGCTTCTTCTTTTTTCGTGTATCTATTGTATAGTTCCTGTTCTTCTTTTGTTACTGCTATTCCTTTTTCAAGTTTCTGTCCTACCTTCTTTATTATTAGCTTTCTTACCATTGCGTTGTGGATTTCCGGGAATGCCGCAATTCCGTTTATTCCTGCTCTATCATAAGTTTCCTCTAAAATTTGCTCGGCGCTCATCTTTGTTGGGTCTATTCCGTTTGCCCATTCCATACAAGCTCCTTGCTTTTCTTCGTTTTTTATTGTTCCACATGCCACGTTCGCTATAGCAATTCCTGCAAACATGTTGTCCATTTCGCATCTTGGACACTTTTTTTCCTTAATTTCATTCATATTTGTATCTCTCCTCTTTGTAATCTACTAACAAGTTCCATAACTGCGTGATCTTGACCTACTTCATCGCTTACTGAATCTAAAATTATGTGAAAATATGCCGAAAGCATAGCAGTATAGTTTTCTCCCATCATATAATATACATCATACACCGCTTGCATGTCGTGAAAATACTTTCTGTGATTAGATTGCATATATGGTTGCGCTTGATCCATATATTTATGTACTTCTGGAAAGAAATTTCCTCTGCCGAATAGAATCTCATCGAGAATTATGTGAATTGGATGAGACGGCATCTTTTCCCTCCTTCTCTGCTATTACTATTTTCTCGAACATCTTTTCCCAATATTCCGCACCTCTCCTACAACAATCTTCACAGAACATTCCTGGCGTGTTTCTTATTATTCCTTCCCCTCTTAAAACCTTGTCCATTTCTGATGCAATCATTCCAGCTCTTTTATATCGTTCAATCTGGTTTGCATTCACATAGAATTGTATCTTTACCTGTTTTCCTGATGGCGTTTTTGGTAATCTCTCCCACGCCGTAGAATTGTCGTTTTTTCCCTTCCTACGTGTCTTCTGCTTCCTCCTTTTTATTGTTTTTTTAGTTTCCATGTATCTATTAGAGTAGTAACCTAAATATATCTCTTTCTACCTTAGTATCCAATATGGCTGTCAAAGAAAAGGAAAAAGAAAAGTCTGAATCTTCCAAGAAAGAAAAAGATCTCAGTGATCAAAATCCCATTGATATTGCTTCAAAGGCCATTCAATCTGATCCCGTTTCTGCTCTTCCTCCTACTATTTCGCTCTCAGATGGTGGAATTCCCAAAGATCCGCTTCAAATGAAGCGTGCTATCCAGGATGAGATGATTTCAGATGCTTTCGAGAAACTTAGGTGGAACATGGTAGATGGGGCCCTTGCGCAGAGCAAGGCGTATAAGGCCAGGGAGGAAAAAGAGCTTGCAGATGCTACTAGAAATAATTTAAATCCTACTGCTTCTCCTTCTTCTGTGGCTGTTGCTGGTATAAATCCCGGTGGTCTTCTTCAACCTCATAATGATAGGGCCGCAATAATCGATACTGCTCTTAAAAATCTCGACTCCGACGACGCAAAGCTCAAGTTTCTTAATGAGCCTCCTGCGTGGCTTTCGTCACCTGTTAATGTGCCCGGTGGCGTCCCCCGGCAGTTTCCTCCGTCTGCTGCTCCTGTTCCATCTCCCGTTTCTTCCGATCCTGTTTCCATCATAAGAGATGTTAGTTCTATGATTGTTGATCAGTTGAAGGCTGGTATGGATATCCAGAAGGCAGTTAATCCTCAATCTTCTTCAAATCTTGTTTCTGGAACTCCAAGTGTTGTCGAAGTTATTGATAAATTCAAGGAAATCAATAAAACTACGACTGATGCATTTACTAATTTGTTTAAGGATTCCCAGGACCAGACCAAGAAGCTTATTGACGACTTGAAGGATGCAAACACCAAATTAATGGAAGATAAATCAAAATTGCAAATGGATATGATCGATAAAGATCGTGAGTATATGAGAGAACACATCAAACGTCTCGAAACTGCTCTTTCCCAACCTCGTCCCCAGTATCGCGAAGTTATTGAAGAGGCTCGATCCAATGGCTTAAAAATAACTACCGATACTCCCGAATGGGAGCGCGCCAGGGCTGAAATCGCGCGAGAGGATAGGAAATTAGATCATCAGCTCACTCAAGCTGAAAAGAAATCAGATCTTGAGTTGATTCGTGAGAAACGTAGACTTGCTATGGCGAATGTTGCTGGATCTATGGCTGGTAAGCTATTTGACGGTTTAATTGGTGGTCAGGAGCTTAAAAAGCATAAAATGTCTCCCGACGCAACCGCAGTTGCTACGAGGTTCTAGTTATGGGCGAAGTTTTAGTTAATCCCATAGTTTATACCATGCTTGGCCATGTTTCGCATACAGATAATTTCCCATCTGAGGATTATGCAGTTGAGTTATATGCTCAGATGCGTATTCTTTCTTCCGATGATATTGTTTCTCTTATTTGTGGCAATGATATGTTTATCTCGTATGCCGATCAGATTAAAATGGCTATTAATGGCATGGACATTAAAGGCATCGGTTTGGTTCTTATTCAATTCATTGATGTCAATTGGCCTAGTCTTATGCAAATGATAAATAGTAGTGACGCTGAATTTGAGCTATTCAAGTCCGTAGTTATCAAACTCGTTGATGAAATTCGTAGAGATCCTGGTGATGGTGAAATAGATGGAAACGTACAAGGGTAAGAATGGTATCCTCGTTGGGGATAATGGCGATACCTGGCGGGCCTTTAGCCCTTCGGCCAATAATGTACAAGACCCGCAGCAGTATGAATATAAAGGTCATAGTGGTAAGCCTACAGGAATTTATTATTATATGGGCTTTGATCCATCTGCTGATGCTGGCAAAGGCGGTACCAGGATTGCATTCTGTGATTATCCCAAAGATCGCTATACTCTGGAAGAGATTGTTGATGGCGAAGATACTCCGTTCATCCTCATGAACTGTAACGTGTGTCATGCTATGGACAACGCCGCCAAACGCACAGGTAGGCTCCCCTATGCTCCCTCCGTTCCTGCGCCACAGGCGCAGGAACAAATTGCCCCATCATATCCCGCTCCTGCGCTGCAGGAGCGGCTTAGTGTCGGTCCGGTTGTTGCTGCTACGCTTCCTAAGTGGTTGCCGAAGGGAATTCAGATCGCTAAGGCTCTTTCGCTTAAGCCTGTTGGGGATGCTACGGTTACGCTTGGTCTTAGTTTCCTTGCCGATTTCGCTTCTGGATTGTTTCCCGATCCTTCTACCAGGCAGGCTTTGCAGTCATTTTCAGATGACATGATTGATTCTCTTGATCCTGATATTGTTAAGCATATTCAGGATCAGGCGCTTGACATCGGCGAGGCTGCGCTCAAGGACGGAGATGCTGTAATTTCGCGAAAAATGTTCAAGAATATGATGTTTAAGACTCGTGGAGATCTTAAGAAGGAAGTTGAAGACGAAAAGAAGAAACGTGATCAGCAGCAAAATAATTCGCGTGCATCTTCGTTGTATCCGTCTTCATCTCCATCACCAGTCTTTAATATTCCTGAAAATAGTGGCAGGTTGGGCATACCGAGGCTCTTCGAATGAATAGTTTATCTGAAATTCGTGCAATATTTGATTCTGATATAGATCAATCTGTTGCACGATTTCAGAAAAAGCTCGATTCTTTAGTGAATCCCATCATTTCTCAGATCCAAGCAGTTCCTTACGAGCCTATTACGTCTACTGATGTGTTTGATAAAGTTACTGTTGCTTTTTCGCTTGGCATCGGTGATTCTACGTCTGGAATTTATGGAGATTTCGTTGTAGATTTGTCTGCTGCTGTTGAAAAGTGCTCTCAATCCATAAATAGGTACGTTTCTAATTCAATGATTACTTCCCAGCAGCAACTTGATTCTATACAGAGTGAAATAACTTCTCTTTCTTCTCATATATCTTCCTATTCCACAGAAGCCACTACTAAAGTCGGAAATCTCATTACTTCTGCAAGCACCAAGTTTTCTTCCGCTTTAACCGTTGCCCAGACTAAAGCTTCCGAGTATTATATTAATTATCTAACAGATTCGTATCTTGGTTCAATTGAGCGTGCTGATAAGCACGCTCAAGAGTCCATAGATAGATTGAAGTCTATTTATGCTTCCTATAAAACTCTTCCTCCGAGTTTTTATTCTGATGTAAATAACATTTTGACAGAAATTTCAGATACATATAATGATGCCATTGATAAAGCTAATACTTCGTATAATGATTCAATTTCATTATATAAATATTGGTCTTCTTCTGCTGAAAATCTCATAGTTTCTAGTCAAGCCAGTATAAGTTCTGCATTGGCTTCGTCAAATGCAAATATATCTGCTCTTTTTACTAATCTCTCATCCGATTTGTATAACAAAGCAGATTATGCTTTCGCTGTTGCTATTACCGTTCTTTCATCCAAGATGTTCACCGAATCTATTAGAATTCGCAATAACCTCAATAATTTGGTGTCTTCCTTATCTGAACGAGCTAATGGGACCATCAAGATCATTGATAGATATTTCAAAGATGCCTATCATCCCATTTATATCGATGGTTCTGATTATAGAAATGGTAAAGCCACTGTTGTAAATGGTGCTTCTCAGTTATTATCTGATGAAGTTAATTCTATAATCAATGAGTATAATACTAAAACTGATGTTATTAGTTCTAATTATAGTTCATTTCTTGAATCTCTTCAGACCGATGTAATCTCCTATATCAACAATAATGTTCCTGGCCTAACTGAAGAACAGTTGGCTACTATTGAATCCAAATTGTCTACTGCTATTAATAAGTATAATGATCGAATTTCTAATTACTTTACTGTTTATTCTACTAAATTAAGTACCGTTTCAGATGGTTTATCTTCATATCTTACTCGCGTCACTGATAAATATTACACAAAACCACCTTTGCTTAGATACACAGGTGCTAGTACCGCGCCTGCCAGCATAACTAAAACACTTTCGTACGTAGATGATAAAGATACCGATGATACTAGTGATGATGTCACTGTTTATAATAACAAATTTACATTCGATGTAATAAATATAGGTTTGGCTGCATGGCAAGGTTGGTTTGGTATAAGGCTTACTTCTTCTGTCGATTACGATACTTATGCTGCTAATTATCTTGAGGAAACTGGTGAAACTTATACTGGTGATTATGAAGTTCCTTACTTCAAGTGGAACAAGCGCCTTGGACTTGAATCTTTGCTTCCTGGCCAAACCAAATCATTCAGTATCATAGTTCCTGGCAGTTTGATTTATAATTTAGATGAACTTGGTGATAATGTGATACCTACTATCATTGTTAATACCGTTGGGGGGATTTCATCACTACTTCTCTCGAATTAGCACAATCACAGGTTTCTCTTGCATATAGCGATGCTAATGCCCTATTAGGGCATGCTATAGATGTAGCTGCCCCGTATATTAAGCTCCATCCCGTTAAAATATATGTTGATGGTACTAAATTCAGGACTGCTATTTCTACGTTGCTCAATGGTACTAGAAATGAAGTTCTTTCCAAGATTAATGAAGCTCTAGCTCTATTTAGCACTCGCGCACAAAATGCTTCTATAGATTATAATGAAACTATTACTACTACTGCTGAAGCTACTGATTTTTCTACTTATATCAAAGATTACTCTGACAAACTTACTACTGCTGCACAATCTGTACTTGATGATGTAAATTCTCTCATAGAAACTCACACACTCGATAGGCCGCTTCTCAGAGCTACCGGCAATCGTAAAATGGTCCCGTCTACATTAAATTTTGATGGAATTACTACATTTTCTTATGAGTTTAAGAATATTGGTAATAAAACTTGGTCTGGTTGGATGACTTTGAAACTAACTGATCAATATAAAAAGAGTGTTTCCGTAGATTTTGCCTCTTCTATTATTCCAGTTGTAGATCCTGGCGGAATTACGTGGCTTTCTAGGGAAATTACGATAAATAAAACTATGTATATTGATGGAAACCCGCGCACGTGGGGGACTACCACTAAGATCCAAGTAGGAATTTATACAAGAAATGCGTAATAGGTGATATAATATGGCTGATATCCTTGATGAAGGCATTATAACTGAGGAGTTTTCAACTGATAATTCTACTAAAGTTTCCTCCTCAAGTACTACGGAATCGACACAAGAATTTAGTTTCGGTACTGTTCCTGTAGCCGAATCTCTATCTGAGACAGAAGAAGGTAATCTTGTTTCTTCTGCTGAAGAAACGGAAGTTGCGTCTCCTTCTACACCTGTTACTCTCCCTGCTACCACTGCTGCTTCTGGTGACGCGGTTTCTCTTGATAACTTAAAGGCTGTTTCTGCCATGTTCGAGAAGGATTGTCAGACATTGCAGCAAATTGTTGATGGAACTAAACTCGATAAGTCTACAGTTATGGCGTGTGTAAAGTGGCTCACAGATAATGGCCTTCTTTCAGTTAGTAAGTCCAATAAATTCTATTGCACCATAGATAATGTGTCTGCAATGCAAACTCAGTTTAAAATGTGTCAAAAATGCTTCAGTACATGAATTTCGCGCTGAAGCGCGAAATTCATAATCTTTTTAAAACTCCTTTACTACTCCAAATGGGTCCATATACACTGCCATTGCAAATTGCTCCTCATCCATGCATTTTATTACTTCTCCTTTCTTCAGTGCTTCTAAGTCCTCTTCAGAAAGCCCTTCTTTATACTCCATCTTTCTTCCGTTGCAAATTATTGGTCTTATTTCGTAATTAACTCCGTTTTTGGCCGCCGTTTCTGCTATTGTAAATTCACTTCTACATTCTTCACTGCAAAAATAGTGTGATTGGCTTATTGGTTCTTCTATCCCGAATCCTATGCAAGCTTTTCCCAATTCCGTTGCTGTACCGCACATTGCGCATTCTATAACAGTTGCTTTTTCTGCCATTTTACCTCAAAAATAAAATCCCGCGCCGCTTGCAAGCGGCGCGTGGTGTTCACAGTATGATTACTGGTCTTTGTTTTTTCATCGCGTTTCGCATTCTTTTCATTACGGTTGCTGGGTCTGACCCCTTTTCTATGATCCATTGTGCTCTTGTCCAATCTTTTGCGAATGCATCTTTGTAGATTACCTGCGCGTTCATTGGAAGAGCTACCAATCTATCGTAGTCTATGTATTTTAGGCCGTCTTTTCCGTTTTTCAGTGGTACATCCTGTCCTGCAATTCCACTAGGCTGCTCCCATTCGAATCCTTCTGGAATATCACAAGGTAGCCAGCCGTTTTTATCTTCTTCATCTACACTTGGTCTATCATTTTTCACTCCGCAAGTGAAACAAAGTGTTGTAGTTGCATCGTCGTTCAGGAATTTAACTGGATATCCGCATTTTCCACACTTATATCCTTCAAATACTTTCTGCTTTGCTGTAGTCGTATCTTCTGCCATTTTAATTTCCTCCATTCCTGTTTAGCGAAGCTATAAATTCTTCCACTGAAACTTCTGGTGCTACTATTTCCGACAATTCTACAGGCGAAGTATTTCCGTAGCCCGCATTTGTTGAATCAAACAGCTTCGTTGTAGCATTTGCCCAATCAGAATTTGCTTTCTCTGATCTCAAAGCCTCTGCGTTTGCGTCATCCCAATATGTGAAGTGCTTTCCTTTCATTACATTATCATTCTCGAATGCAGATGAGTTGAATGCTGCTGGATTGGCGTTTCTCAGGTCAATTTCTCCTACGTTTTGTACTTTTCCCGCGTTATTTAGTGCGTCTAATGGCGTTCCCATGCTTATCGCCATCGTCGCGACGATGGCGATTAAGATTAAAAGCTTCTTGTTCATTCTATTAAACCTCGTTCAGTTTTGCAAATTCGCCGAATAGTTCTGTTGCTGCATTATTATAAGCTTTTGCTGCTTCTTTTTCATTTATGAAATATCCTAAACTTTTCGATTTTTCATTTATTACTATTCTTGCTCTCCACTTGTTTCTGTCTGCGTGCCAATACACTCCTTTGTATTTACTCGTTTTATTACTTCTGCTTTTTGACATGTTTCTATTATTTTCTTGTTTCGTTGCCAATCTTATATTATTCCTCCTATTATCTAATCCGTCATGATTTATGTGATCACATTGTTCTCCTTTTTCCAATTTTCTTCCTAAAATTCGTTCCAGTATTACTCTATGCATCAATGTGCTTGTCTGTTTTCCGTCCCTTTCCGGTCCTTTTCGTAGTGCGTACCAAACTTTGCTAGTTTCTCTTCCGAATTGATTTGTACACCATTTCAATTTTGTTAAATCTTCGTCTATCTCGTCTATTAATGCAGTTTTTCCTCTTGATAATTTGATTTCTATTTCGTTCATATTATTCCTGTGTATTTCTCTTCTTTTGGTTTATGAGTTTCCATGAAGTTTTGTATCGCGTCTTTCATCACCTTTGTCATTGTAGTCTTATGGTCTATGCACAATTTCTGAAACCTCTCCTTATAGTCTTCGTCTACCAGTATTCCCATGTGTACTTTTTTAGCCATTCTTTGTATATGTTGTTTTATTACTATATTATGTTTTCGTTCATTTACTGTTTAAGTCTATTTTGTTTATATATAATCACGTTTCAGTCTTATTTTGGAGGAATTTGAATCGCTGCGTATGTTGTTGAACCGTTCGACTTCAATTTTGCATTCGCCACCACGAATCTTGCAGTAGGAAATGCTGCTAAGGTTGGTGAGGCTTCGGCCTATAAGGTTAGTGGCGAACAGCAAAATCAGGCAACGCCCCTTGTAATCCCGTCCGAGGGTTTCGGAGAAATTGCAGGACTTGAGATATTTGCAGGTGTCAAGAACGGCATGTATGAGCATCTTGATACCGTTAAGGTGTATATTGGTGGTCAGTCCTATAATGATCAGGTATTTAATGAGCTAACTGCTCCTGGGTTTAGCCCGTTCCGGCCTGATCCTCTTGCGGCTGTCGGCCTTAGACATGGTGTTATGCCGATCAATTTTGGTTTGCCCATGCTTATGGGTGGTCGGCCTGAAGAGGCTTGCCCGAAGGTTCCAAGTGGTAAGGCAATTGAGGTAGAAGTTACCTGCCCGCCTTCTACCGAAGGCGGCGTAGCTCTTACCAAGGATCTCACCGTTAGATTGTGGATGGTCAAGGTCCAGGGAGTTCAGAAGCTCAAGGATCTCTTGAAGTTCCAGAGCGCTTATACAGGTCAGCACTATTACGATGGAAACACTCTTAACTGTGATTTCGATCTCGGAGATCTCGAAGTCGCTGAGAAGATGCCTGTCAGGTCTAAGCTCACATCGAACCCGATCAAGAATATGATTCCTGAACAGGGTACATTTGAGCCGCAGGAACATTGGGGTAAGCTCCCTGGCGGCATGGAGCAGGATAGGCCCAAGCTGCATGTCTTCTCCGTCTTTGCTAAACAGATGGCAGATACTACGGTAAATGAGTATTACCAGTACGTAATGCAGAGTCAGCAGGTCCAGGATAAGTATTACGAGCTTTATTGGGACTTTACCAAGCGCGATGCCTTGAAGATTACCCATCTTGGTTTCAAGAATCCGCCCACTGGCGTAATTAAGAATCTGTGGCTGCGCCGCTCTGGTCGCGAGCTTGAGCAGGTGTACGAGGTGCAGGCCGCGAAGAACCCGTTTGCCATGCCTGCTACCAGAGATCCTGGTACGTTCGTATATGCTGGCCCTACGAAGCTTCCCAAGCCGTTTATCGTCTGGAACGAAATTGGCTCTATCGAACAGAAGGACGATGGAACTGCTGTTGATGGGTGGAGTGCTCTTAACCGCAATGCTGCTGGCGTCTATTCTCGTGGTATCAGGTATGAGCTTAACGAGAAGGAGGTCTAAAGATGGCTAAATTTGAGTGGCAACTCACTTCTATTACCAGTGGGGAAACCACCTTTTATGAGAGCGATTCAGGTGGCGTGTATTATGGCGCGCTGTTCGGTGTCGCTGGTCTGTGGATTCGACTTCCTAGTAGGGCACCTGCTATCGAGGATATTATTCTCACTGCCGCCGCTGTAGGCTCCAATGATGGACTTTATTCTCGTAGGTCTACCTGTACTGGAGGTACTGGCGGAGTTAATAATCGTGAGGTTGTCAGTGGTCTTCAGGTCGCCGGATTCGAGAAAGGCGGTAGGTGGATTAGAATCGACAGAACTACCACGCTTCCCGCGAAGATGGCTGTAGGAAGTGCCAAGAAGAATCTCGTACTGTTCTATACCGCGGTTGGCGAAGGAACAACTCTGGATCTTTAGGATTCTCGCGCCATCATGCGCGAGAATCTAATCATTTATTCTTCTGGTTTTTACTGTTATTCCAGCAAGTTTTAGAAAACCAAGAGATCCATCATCAGGATAATCTTCTTCATAGACTACTCGCACAATTCCTGCGTTTATCAGCATTTTTGCGCATAGAGCACATGGCTGATGAGTACAATAAAGGGTCGCCCCCTCAATGCTTACCCCGTGTATTGCAGCCTGGACTATGGCGTTCTGCTCTGAATGTACCGCCCGACAAATTTCGTGATAGGTTCCGCTTGGATAATCTGCGCGCTGGCATCCGGTGTTCTCGCAGTGAGGAAGACCCTTTGGCACGCCGTTGTATCCAGTAGACAAAATTCTTTTGTCCTTGACAAATACTGCACCAACCTTTCGTCGCAAGCATGTAGACCTTCTTGCTACTACCTTTGCAATCTCCATGAAGTAATCGTCCAACTCAGGTCTGTGCGTCATCGTCACAAAAATTCCTTCAAATCTTCTTTATTCTCGCGCCTGCTGGCGCGAGAATATATTTTTTTTATCTTGACACGTATTTTATTTCTATCGTGTATGGTCCCATTATTGCTGTATGGGTTACCATCATTGACGTGTTTTGTATATATTCTCCATTTTCTATTTTATCTGCGATTTCTCGTAGGTTTTTTGCTATTTCGTTTTTCTGTATCATAAAAATGCCTCTTTGATTTCCTAACTATTTAATATCTTATATGCGTCTTCACACAATTTACATGGGCTTCCCTCTTTCTTCTTTTCGATGTAATCTGGATTTTTGTGCAATATCCCCTTCTTGTCTTCGTATATTATTCTTCTTGTTTTCAAATAATCCACTAACATTATTATTTTCCGTTCTGCTATTCCTACTGGAACACACTCAATTTTTAGTTCAAATATATGTACTCCCTGATCAGATTGTGCTATTAATTCTCGTACTATCTGTTCTATTTCTTCTAATGTCCAAATTGGATTTCCTTTCATTAAAAATTCCTCCAAATCTCCGCGCTTCAGCGCGGAGATTTTACTGGTTCTACTTCTATTACCATAATTGGTTCGGTGCTGTCCCAATTTATGTCTTTGTGTACTTCTTTTATTCCTTTCTCTAGGGCCGGACATGCTTCTGCTATTCTTTTTATTCTTAGTTGTGCTTTTCGTCCCGTTTCGTCAACCACCATCATATAGTCATTTCCTGTGAATTGCCGGAATTCTTGCGTTTTTTTACCGGATAGTATGTCATCTAGGTACTTTGAATTGATTTTTGCTTGAAGTATCATTTTTCCTGCACCCACCTTATGTAATTTGCCCATTTAAATATCTGATTCTTTGCTCCGAAGTGTTCCATTACCCATTCTTTTGCTTTTTCTTTTCCTACGAATAATCCTCCTGTTTGTTCATATGTTATTGCATCTGCTATCGTGTCTCCTAATTCTTGTTCGTTTTTGTATCCCCATACACTTACCATTGGCAAGTCTGGATGTAAGCAATAGCACCAAGGATCTATATTGCTCACTACAGTTTGCCCTAATACTAACCCCTCAAGGGAGTTTCCGGCGTTATAATGTGTATCTCCCAATGAATCAAATACTATGTGATACTTTGCCTTCTCTTTTATAGCTTCTTCCCACGTTAAACCCGTTATTCTCTTGTATTCTATTTCTCCCGATTCGATGTATCCACTTATTGTGTTTTCAAATCGTTCTGTTCCTTTATATCTCATCTTTGTTGGTGCATGACATACCGAAATTTTGTTATTTTTTTCTATTCCCTGCGTTAATTCGTTTATTCTTTCTATTGGTACTATCCAATTCTCAAAAGGTGGTGCGCATATCTTAGTTGAAAGTGTAGTGTCACACAACATCGGCACGATCTTCCAACCTCTGAATTGTTCCATTCTCCAATAATCCACTCTCTCGCGCAATCTACTTCCTGTACCATTAATTATTGTATTTTTGTGAGTTGCCCATTTTCTCAAAGGAATTTCTTCAAAATCAAACAATTGGTCCTGCAAAATAAACAGATCTGCGTCTCTTGCGTATTCTGCTGCTTCATCCATGTCCTTTTCTACTGTCCAATCCGTAGGATATCCTAAATAAGTCTCCCTGCATACCATTGATTTAGCTTCCCACCCTAAATATTTCCGCATGGCTTGCGCCAATAGGAAATGTTGTTGTGCATTATCTGTTTCTGCTAAAAGTAAAACTTTAATACCAATCACTCCTTTATATATGACATGTCTATCGTTTCTCCGAATTTGTTTAATTCTTTCAGTAAATTTTTTATGTTTTCATCTAGTTTTTCTGTTGTGCTATATTTCATCATCGACAATGTTTCATCACATATTTTTACTGTTGCCCATCCCAATTTTTTAAGTTCTATTAGTATCTGGTATGTTGTTTCGTTGTCTCCTAGTTTTTTATATCCATCTCTTTTTCTTGCTCTTATCTGTGTTGATATCATTCCTGTTTCGTAATTGAATACTATCGATTTTCCTACTACAAGTTCCATTTTCATTCTGTTTTCTTTTTCAATTTCCACCGTGTCTATTTTAAACATTTCACATAGTTGTAATACGTTGCTCCATATTGTTTGTATTTCCATGTTTTGTTTTTGGGTGTTTTCTTCGCTCATTAAACGTGTTGCTGCTGTCAGTGCCCCTATCAAGCATTCGTTTGCGTTTTCATACACTTTCATTGCATAATTTTCTGGCATTCCGTTTTCTTTTTGCATTAACATGCATTGTATTAGTGATTTTTCCAATGCATTTTTAAAATTATTTCTTTTTTCTATACTAATACTGGAATAATTCATTCCAATTTCTGATGATGCCTCTATCAATTCTACGATATTTTGTAATATTTTTAGTTTTCTTTCTTGTTTTTCGATAGATTTCATATCAACTTCTCCTCTTCTAAAGCTGTAACCATCTTCTCATAACTGCTCTTCAATGAATATGCTTCGCATCTTTCATATCCCTGCTGTGCCATTTCCTCTCTAAATTTCGTGTTATCTAATAACTTTCTCATTGTATCTTCCAGTTCCCATTCTTTCCCTGGTGTAACTGCTAATTCCGGCCATAGATTTCTTTGGGCCTCTATTGTGCAGCTACCAATAGTTGGTATTTTCAAAGCTGCTGCATCAATTTCTCCTCTTCCGAACGTGTAGTCATAAGTTATGTCTACATTTACCAAAGAGTGCCGCAAGTACAGGTCAATGTATGTCGCATAAGGCAGTTTCATTACAAGCTTATTGAACATACAAATTATTGGTACTTTTGGGCCGTGTTCTCCTTTTGGAGCTTCGTAATTCAATAAAGCTGTGCTTACATCATATTCTTTTTTTATGTTCATTAATCCGTAATAGTAATCCGTCCATGTATCACTATATCTGTGATATTGGCAGGTTATTACTGGCGATCTTTCTGCTGTGAAACCTTTCTTTAGGTCTTCTACGTTTGTCGGGTGAGGAATTGTATAAACTTTTCTTCCTAAAAGCCGTTCAAGCGTTTTAGCGCCAGTGCTTTCTACGTGGAATACCATATCTGCCCGACTAAGTTGATCTTTCATGACCAATGGGTCCGTAGAATTCCACATCATTTTCCCGAAATCTACATTTGCTACTATCTTCGTATCAGAGTGTTCTCCTAGCTCGTTTCTCAGTGCTGTAATGTAAGTTTCGTTTGTTGGAGTGTAGTTTACATGTATAATGTCGTAATTTTCAAGATTTTCCTTCTTTATATCTGCACTCATTATCGCTTCTCGCCCGTATCTTGCGAAAGCTTCCACCCATGCAAAAAGTCCTGAAGAAAAAAGACGAGAATCTGCTTCACTTGGATGTCTCACCGAGTAAAGCTGGTATGCCAGTTTAACTGCCATTTATTTCACTCTCTACGTTGTTTATTGCTGCATCTAAATATCTATTCCACTTTAGTATTTTCATTGGTTTTCCTTCTTTATCCTGTTTTATTACTATTTTTGAAGTAAACCACCATCCTGCGGCGTATTCTGTTTCATATCCCGTGCTTGATTCTATTTGATGCAGTAGATTTCTTACTTCACTTACTATTTCTCTTGATTTATACACTACGTTGTTATATTCCATTGAACTTTTTTTGCATCTGTCTTCCAATTTGTTTATCCTGTCTATGTATTCACTATTCATTCTTCTCAGTTCATTCACTTCTATCTGTAATTTCTGTTCTACGTTTCCTAATTCTATATCAATTTCTCCCATGTGCTCTATAAAACTTGCTCCTTTTCCTACAGTATTCAGTATTTCACTCATTTCCTCGTTTATTTGCCTCTTTTCCTTTGTTAATTCGGTTATAGTTAATTTTATATTTTCCATTGGTGTTGTTACATTACAACTTCCTAATCCGAAATAATTTTCTTTTACTTTGTACAAATTCTTTTTAATTATCATATTTTTACCTCCTCTCTTCTCGCGTCGCGCCTACAGGCGCGACGCGATTTAGACTAAATCCACTGAGATTAATACAGGATCTCCCATTTTAGCGTCCTTGAAGCTTTCGAATACTTTTTCATCGTAGCTAGAGATTGTTATTCGCAGCCAAGGGTCGCTAGTTCCTTCTTTTACGTTTCCTGAATCTTTTTCTAGTTTTATCTTCTTCATCGCGAATTTTGCTGTGTAAAAAACTTCTTTGTCGTCTACTTTCTGTCCCGTAGCTTCATCTTTTCTCTGAATCAGCTTTTCCTTTCTTTCTACTCCATCCAATTTCGCTTCAAGTTCCATTTAAATCACTTCTTCCTTCCCTTCTTTTTTATTCGCAATTTTTCAAGTTTTCCCTGTTTAGGGCATGTTTCTAGTTTATATATCGGATCTTCATTGAAGATTCGATCATATTCTACCGATTCTTTCCTTTTTACTTCGCAATTCAGGCCACACCGACAGCATTTCTCTCCATGCCTTATGCCCTGTGCCGTAAGTAGTGTTTTCGAAGTAGTTTCTCGTTTCTTCGTAATAGAAATCTTCTTTTCTATCTTTTTTGCATAAGGCAATAACATCATGTCCTGAACTGCTTTCGTGCTATCAGGATTTTCCATGTAACTTCCTAGCGCCTCGCTTGCGCGAGGCGCTTAAAAGTAGAAAATTTGCTTGTTCCTCTTCTGTTCGTTCTGTCGTTCCGTTTTTTTTTACATTGACTGCTGCGTAGCAGCAGCCTGTGGAACGGAGAGGGAGTCTATGATATCTCCGTCGCGCTTTAGCTTTCTGATGGCTACCTTGACTACTACTTCGCTTAGGCCCGTTGCGGCTACAATTCCGGCTACATTCCCGGTTCCTGCCTGGATTGTGCTGAAGACCTTGTTAAGTTCTCGGAAACCGAGTTTTCCTGCGCCGTCCTTCATCGATGCCGTCTTAAGTCCGTTTGACTTAAGTGCCTCTCTCACATCATGAATGGTATTTCCTGTTTCCTGTGCGATTGTTCGCAGATTCTTCTCATCTGTAACCGCCTTCACAAGCAAATCTCGTGTAAGCTCCTTCTTTGCTACTGTCTGAGTTACTTGCTTCTGCGGTACTGCCGTCTTTGCGCTTCCTGGAATGTAAGGCTGTGCTGAAGTTCCTTGTGCTGCCATTTTTAATTCATCTCCATGTAATCTATCTGAATTCTGACTAATCCTGTTTCTTTTCCTTTTTCGCATCTGTTTCTAGGATTATTCTTCATAAGTAGCGGCCCCTTGCTCGCGTTATAAAGTACAATCTCGTTCTTTTTCAAACTATTTAACACTTTCTCTAGCTCTTCTATTGTTTTTACAAGCCCTTCGGTGTATTTTGGGTCGTTTCTTGGGTCTTTGAGGCTAGAAGTATCGATCTTGCTTTTATTAGCTGTCTGAAGTCCCGTACTACCTCCTCCATTTCCTCGTTATTTAATTCTCTCGGCGGCAATACTATTATTGCATGTGTTACTATTATGTCCAATCCATCTTTCGATTTAATTCTGTTTGATCCTATCCATTCTTTAGGCATCGTTGCTCGGAATGTGCCACTTTGGTTGTAAATCTTCATTCTTCCTAATGATGCCATGCCTAATACTATGTTTTTCTTATATTTAACTGTTTTGATTGTATCTACTTTTCATTGTTTGTTTCTGTCTGTTTCTATTCCCCTTAAATCTAATCGGCTTTCTGTTCTAGTGTATGGCTAATCCTATAATTGATCCTGCGAAGACAAAATATTTCCCTGAGATGCTTATAGAATGCATCAATGAAGATTCTATAAGCACTAGCGGCGAACAAATTGCATCCTATCTACTCAATGATAGGAGATGCGTTGTAGAGAATCCAGAGGTTTTTACTCAGACGGCAAATCTTGATCTCGTAATCTCCGCAGATTCCTCCGAACGTGCGCGAATCAGATCTAATGCTCAAACTTTGCGCGATCCTGGCAGGTACGTTAAAATTACTGCCAGGGAAACTCTCGATTTCACTGGAATTATGACCGCAGGCGGTCCTACTACCAATGTCCGCTCTCGCTGGAATATGACTTTCAGAAGGCCTCTCCCCGTGGATAAGCTCCGAGAAAAAATACAGCTAGACACTGATGAAGTCGCAATTTCCGAAATGCTTAAGCTCGAAGATAACCTTTCTCTTGGAACTATCCCATATCATCAAAGCTTGCTTAATATAGATCCTGCAAAAATGTTTGATGAAGTAATTTGCGTTGAAAAGAATATGACTGCTATGGCCGCTGGTGCCGAATCTATCATTGGTGGTTCCAAGATTAATATTCCCAATCCGAATTCTCAATTGATTGTTCTTCTTGGAGTTATGTTTGACACTTCCTGTTTTGCTGCTGGTACTGCATCAGATACATTTGTTGTCGTTGATCGTGATATTGATGCAAGTTATATGAAACTCGATGTAACTGGCATGGCTGATCAATTTTACATGAAATGCTACGTTCCGTGTATCAAATCACTTGAAGTGCGTGTAGAATCTGCAACTGGTACAGGTGCAAATACTGTTCCATGTGGTTTTATCTATGGCACTAGAAAATTGAATGTAGCCGACCACATCAAGTGGAATTTGCCGTTTAATTCCGCAGTTGCCCGCAGTGCTGCACAGAAATTGGTTACTGATTACCCCAAGACCGCGAAATCCATCCAGGCAGGAGTGCTTTAGACCATGTTCGGAGAAGATTTGATCGAGCCTGAAACTCCCCTTTCCCGGCGCGTTCCTACGCGCCGTGAAACGGCTCTAAGGGATATTGGTGGCTTTAGGTTGGTTAATAATGGATATGCGCAGGCTATTCAAGTTCCTCCTGATGCTGAATTTTTTATGATCGTATCTGAAGGTGGTGATTCTCGGCTTGAGATTGGCGGAAAAGATGCAAATTCAGTGTCTACCTTCTATGCTCCTAAAGGCATTCCTATCTGTAATTATCCTATCGCGCCAGGACAGGCCATTTCTTGCTATGGAGCCGGTGCCAGCGTTATAGCTAATTTCAGGTTCCTTGGTAGGATTTACCTCGATGGCGATATCCAGTAGATATAATCAAGGTCATTTCGTTGTCACTCGCCACGAGTTTACTCAAGGCGGTGATGGCGAGATTTATTTTTGTAATTTCATCGGAGATGAATCTCAAGGATTCAAAGTTCCTGCTAAGAGCCTGATGATTCATAACCACGCTGGTGGTTCTGGAGATAATTATCTGTATTACAGAACTATTCATAATGAAAAAGGATCTTCCAAGCCTGCGATATTAGGCCCTGATGAATTTATTAATTATCAGTTAGGTGAAACTAGAATCTTTGCCTGTTTATTATGGTCTTCTAATGCTAATTTGGTATTTTCCCTAGACGCCACCCCTGGTGAGTGGACCGATAAAGAAGTTGATGAGTTTATTACTTCTCCTATGATAAAGAAGGTACTTTCCTACTTAGATGAGCAGATTCTTACTACTGAGTTGGTGATTTAATAAATGCCAGCTAAAGGTATCTCATCTATTAGAAATGCCAGTGGAAAACTTAATTTTTCTAAAGGTGGAAGCACTTCGATCTACGTAGATCAAAGTGCATCAAATGCAAGCGATAAAAATGATGGTTATTCATGGGATCGCCCTAAGGAAACTTTCGCTGGTGCTACAGATATTCTCGAATCTTGGATGGAAATCTGGGTTAAAAGTGGAACTTATCAGGAAAATGTCGTAATAGATAAAGAAAATGTAATTATTCACGGAGTAGTTCAGGCCGGAGTAGATAAAGTTCAAATTTCTCCTCTTTCTGGTGTCCCACTTGCGTTGCAAGTGGGATATTCAGAAATCGAAGGTATTGCACTCGTATCTACCAATTCTAATGCATTGGAGGCTACTGGTCCTGGACATAAAATACATGATTGTTATGTAGAAGTAAATTCTGATGGATTAGCTCAACGTACGGCTGTTCTTTTAAATGATTGTGACAAGATTTTGCTTCGCAATAATCATTTGAGTGGGCTTTATGGTTTAAATACGATTGGCGTACGTTGCGATGGTGCATTAAATCCTTCAGTAGACGGTGTTATAGAGGAAAACTATATTGAGAAGTTTGGAACTGTAGCTACTGCCGGGCAAGGTTGCAACTTGAATAATGCTCAAAGATTTCTTATTAAAAAGAATGTTTTTGACTCGTGTTATAACGGAATTTACTTTGAAGTAAAAGCCAATGGGCTTCATACTATAGTCGGTAACATGTTTTTTGCCAATTCTTCTATTGATATCTGTGATATGAATTCTGATCAGCAAGTTAGTGGAAATTTCATAAATAATAACTTCTTTGGGTATTCTGGTTGGTATCAAGATGTAAATCACGACGGAATAGCCGATGTTCCGGTTCAATGCTACTACAACTACGATTATTCGCCTCTCTCATACCCGCATTTCCAAGGATCGTCGTTTATTCCGAGGTATGTTGCATGAAAACTACTGAAATAACTAAAAAAATCAATTCCAATGTGATTGGTGAGGTAAATCCCGTCATGGTTCCCGTTTCGCGTGAACCAGGAGTAGAGAAACTGATATTTCATCCGCTTGTACGAAAAGTTCCCTTATCCGCGCTCCCGCATGAGCGCGGATAGTGCGGCTAGTGCGGATCTTCTATGCAGTCGCATGCGCATGCGCATGTGCTTGTTTTTGGCATTTCTCTCTGTTCTCCTTCTCTATTGGTTCCTCCCATTTCTCCTCCACATCCACATCTTTCTCTTATTTCTTCTTCGTTCATTTTTTCCTCCGAAACGTTTAAGTGTTTTCATACGTATTTATGCTTATGGCTGGATTGTTCGAAGACTTTGGCGCAGCTTCCATTTCTGCGCAGTTTAATAAGATGACTGAAGAGCAGAAGGATGAATTTAAGTCAATGCTTCTTGATGCTGAAGAAGGTCTTTCTAAAATTAATGCAATTCTTGAAGATGATCAGATTACTGGCGATGAATTGAATTCCGGCTTTGCTGAAGCATATGCCGCACTTGGTAAGCCCGCTTACCGTGGTATCGTTTCCGTCTTCCAGACTGCGTTATCTCATCTCGGCAGTTTCTGGAAGTAATTTACTTTTTTTTTATCTCACAAACCTTCAAGTATCTGCCGCGCAGATACTTGAAGCGTGGATCAGGCTCATGTTCAGACTAAGATGGCTCAATCTCTTTCTGAGTCTAAAGAAATTTCTGCAATAATTATTACTAATCCTACCAATGATCCTGTCTTAAATTATAGGACTGCTATTGATCCTGCTCTTGTTTCCTCTAAACTTATTCCAGTTGATCAACGTGTTCTCGATTTAGCCAGTGAGCCTGTTCCGGCGTGGCTTTCTAATTATGCTACAGGCCTCAATGAGTCCGAGATATGGCATAAGGCTTCAATTGGTCCTGCTGGTGTCCAGCAAGTGTTTGTTGGTGATGCTCCCTTCGTTCAGGATATAGGGGCCTCTGTGGATCTTCCTGCGCAAAGCGATGACAATTTGTCGGATGATTGGCATAAGAATGTAGTTACTGATATTGCTTCTACCAATGTTATTATTGCGGCTGCCATCCAATTTCCTGCCATCACATCCTGGCTTTCTGGTTCATTAATGCAATCTCAGATGATTTTATTTCCTGTTTCTGCCAGGCATATAGTAAAAACTCCGGATGGTTCTATTCATGCAGTCTGTTCTTATATTATTTCTGGTCTTTCTCGCGTAGTTTACCTAAAATCTACTAATGGTGGCGAAAAGTGGGTTGCTACCATCGTCGATAACGACGATGGACAGCATTATATCATGCCTTCCATCACTTGCGACAAGAATAATGGCATTCACATAACGTATACTAGAAACGATCTTGTCACTTTTCCTACTTATTGGCTTTTCTGTGGCGGTTCTACTCCCGATGGCTTTGAATTGGTATCTGGCGCTGGTGGCGTAGGTTATCATCGTCTCCTTGGAGGCGAAGAAGGTACTACCTATCCTGCTCTTGGTAGCGATCCTGATGCATACAATCTTCATCAGCATGGAGCTTCCATTTCCGGTGGAGAAGTCAATGGTAGTGTTGATAAGCTATGGGAAGGCTATGGCGGCGATTCTGCTATATTTGGTTGGCATCATACCGCTCATAATACCAGTATTGGAAATGCTTCATCTCTTCCTGTTAGCAGATCTCTTAAATTGCTCCGTTATTATGGAATTCCTACATCTCTTCCTGCCGATATAATAGTTCCATTTAATTCTGACGTTCCCGTTGGATATTCGCGCTATTCTGATCAGGATAACTATTTTATTTATTGTTCTGATGATGTTGGAACTGTTGTTGGTGCTTTGCAGCATAGACATCTTGTAACTTATAATTTTAATGGTAATCAGTATTGTTTATCTGGCGGTACGTCTGGTAGTCAAGTTTCTAAGTGTTCTCACGAGCATTCTGGATCACTTTATAATAGTTATGCTTCTAATAATCCTCCTGCATATGGTCTTATTCTTGGTAAAGTTACTTCTCCTCTAACCGTTATTGCTCAAAATGCTCTTTTATTGCTTGGAAGCGCATCTTTGCTTACTTCAATGACATCTTTATCTGCTACTGGTGAAACTCTTAATGGAAAGCATTTTGTCGGCAAATCAACATATTCTGATCTCAGTGGTGTTCTTACTCATGACCATGATGATATTGTTACTTCTATTATTGCACCCACCTCCGGTGGGTGCAATAATAGAATTAGTTTATCTGGTTATAATACACAATATGCTACATGTTCTCATACGCATAATTATAATATCGCATTTAATCCATATTCCAATCTAGTTTCTCGAATCATGCCTAGAACTTGGCGCGTTGATACTCAAATAGATTGCACTCGGCATGGTAATGATTTATTTTATAGATACATTTCTCCTCTCGGTGTTCAAGCTGCTGTCGTAAATATAAGTTTGATAAAAAAGTATTATCCTTCATTTGAAGGAGTTTGTTTGGCTGATGGTAATGATAATTTGCATTTTCTGTGGGCTGCTCAGGGTCTTAACACTAATCTCGGCAGAGCCAGGATTTGTTACAAAAAACTCACTTCCGGCTCCCTTGGAGCTAGAGTAGACCTAACAACTTCCGATAACCACATGCTTTATCCCTCTATGGATATCGACTCGCAAGGCGATATCCATACGGCGTGGTTTAATGCTACTACTAACCAATCTCTTGAATATTGTAAGTATTCTGGTGGTTCTTGGGGTGCTGTTGAAAATGTTGATACTGATTCGTATGTAGGATTTCCTGGAAACATTATTACTGACAAGGATTGTAATGTTTTTCTGTTTTACTGTAAATGGACTGATGCAGGTACTGCTATCAAAGAAGTTTTCTACCGAAAACGCTCCGTTGTTACCGAGATTTGGAGCGCAGCTACAAATCTTAGTCCAAATAAGGCTGCGTCTGGATATAATCAATTCTCAGGTCAATCATTCATAGATAATAAAGGAAACATCGTTTTCATATGGTCCGGTAAAGGGTATGGTGCTCACACCAGTGTATATCATCCTGTTTATCGCTATATTACCCCTGCCGGGACTGTGGTTCCGGCAGTTGGAAGCGAAGCTGTTGACTTGTTCCCTGATGATGATACTGAAATGCTATATCCTAATGTTTTTTGGCATTATTATCCAGTTACCGATCAAGTTTATCAAAATCTTGTAGTTTCTGGATTTACGTTCCTGTATCTCTATAATCCCCGGAATGGTACTGATAAAGATACTGCGGATTTGATGTTTTACTCATCTCCTGATGCTCTCGTAGGAGATATTGGTAACGCTGGATCTGGTGGTTCTGGTGATAGTATTCTCAATCCCTCTGGTGTAGGTGCTGAGAGCATTTTGCAGCAAGAAACTTATACTATTACCACTAAAGGACATATATGTCTCAACCATCTGTCCCGCGATCCTTCCCTCCGTTCGGTATCGTAGTTCCTTCCAATAAAATTACTTCTTCTCCTCTGGCTTCGCCAGAGGAGTTAGAGATTTCTAAATCTATTCTTGAGTCTGTTGAAAAATCTACTCCCTATGGAGTAGATATTGATGAATTGTTTAAAAAATTTGGTACTAAACTTCTATCGTCTCAATAAATCCGTTGTATGGAATAGTTATTTGAGCTGTCGGCGCAGCCGACAGCTTCAGGCCAATTTTTATATCGGACCATGCCGGTAAATCGGTTATTGCTAAATTTCTGTATAATATGCATTGTGTGTATGGTAATCCTACTTCTGTTGGCATTGATGCATATGAACCATCACCACGCTTTCGATAAATCGAAAGCGTAAGTGTACTAAAAGCGCTTGCTAATGCATCAAATCCTGTTTCTCCATCTACATTAGCTTGAATGTGCGTTGCTACAGGCTTTGAAGTTCCTGCCGTAGTTACTCTTGCTCTTATCTGGTAGTAACCAGATAAGAGCGTGGTATTAGTTGCCCAAATTACTCTACCACTTTTTCCGAATTTATATGTATTATATACGGTTCCATCGGATGTAGGCGTTAGTGTTGCCCATGCTGAACCATTCCAATATTCCCAAATTATTGTATTATCCGTGTTTCCTGCGCCACTTTCCATGTAAACATCTAAAGAATGGAATTGTGTTAATGATTTGAAATAGAAACAATCTCCCGCTGTTGGAGTATTTACTAATGGAATGGAATTTGACACTAAATTGTTAGCCATTGCAGTATAATCTACGAAAGCTCCGCCGTTTGGAGTTAAACCCGCCGAATCTATCCTTTGCCCTTCTAAATCTCCAAAAAGATTTATGCGAAACTTGGTTCCGTAGGTTGCTTGCGTAAAAGTTACGAACACTTCTGTAGTATCTGTTAAAGTTATATTTCCGCTAATGTCTGTTACCATAGAAGTTCCCATAGTATCATGAATATCTTTTACTATTGCCCCTATTGTAATCAGAAGCGTATCTAAATGATTTAATGTTTCATAATCATCTGCTTTTGCACTTAATGTGTCCGTATTTGCTCCTGTCCCTGCTTCTATTCTTGCTGTGAAATTAAACATTGTTCCAAATGGAATAGAAGTTACTAAAATTCCATCATAATAACAAAGTATGGTATCGCTTATTATTCCGAATGTATATGTGCTAAATTCTGCATTGTTTACTACATCTGAAGTTAAAGGTACTAATTGTTCTGCGCTACCTGCTACTTTATACCTTAGATATGCATTACAATCTACTGTAGCAGATTTATACGGTCCCATTTTGATGTAGTTGTTTGCGTCCTTGTATAAAACTAATGAAATTTCTCCACTTGCGCCAGTTGTTGTTGCCAATTTAAGATCTACTGATTTTCTCCAATTTTTTCCGAATTTTCGTATAGTTTCTACGTAAGAAATTCCTTTTGTTCCTGTTCCATTATTTGAAAAAACAAGTTCTCCCCCCGATTGTTGGATCGCCGTCGATCCAACAACTGTTGGCGTATCCCACCTATTCGTGTCTACCGTGTCCGTAGAAAATCCATCAAATTCTTGTATCATCGATGGCAATGCGTTTCCTTGGTCAATTGGTAGAGGCACATATTTCTTTTGTATTGCGAAGGTATTTAAATTTGGGGATCTCTACTTTCTTTTATATGGTGCTCTTTAGTAATCCAGTTACAATAGCTCAGGGTGCTCCTGGTGCTCCTGCTTATCTCTATATTGCATGGGCCTCTGATGATGTTGGAACTGATTTTACTACGACGTTTGATCCTCTTCTTGATTATGTAGCTCTCAAAGTTTCTTATTCCGTTCTTACTCCGGCGGTTGGCGATTTTGTAGGACTTTGGAAAAATTATAAAGGTACTCAAGGCGTTCAAGGAGGTCAAGGTGTTCCCGGTTCTTCTGGTTCCTCTTCTTATTCTTATGTTGCATTTGCTTCCGATGATATTGGTACTGATTTTTCCCTTGTACCTGGATCAGGTCTTGACTATGTTGCATTTAAGACTACAGCTTCTCCCCTTTCTCCTCCCATAGCTTCTGATTTTGTTGGTCTTTGGAAAAATTATGCTGGTATTCCTGGTCCTTCTGCTGCCGCAATTACTTCCATTATTCCTGGTATTGCTACTATTCCTGCTGGTTCCGATCATGTTCATGTTTTGCATTCATGTGGTTCAATTCCGAATTTTATTTCATTCATTCCTGGTCTTGGATGTGAAGCATTTGTTCAAATCCTCGATTCTGAAATAACTGATACCGAATTTATTATCAGATTTGTTGGTGGTGTTATTCTTGCTGGTGATGCCGAAATTTCTTGGTGTGCTTTTGTCGGCGCATTTAATAATGGTTCTGGTACAATTTTAGCTGGACAAGATCATGTACATGTTACCCATTTATGTGGTTCTGTTCCTCTTCATGTTTCTGTTTCTCCTGGCCTTGGATGTGAGGCTCCTATTCAGATCCTTGATTCTGATATTACTTCTACTGAGTTTGTTGTTAGATTTGTTGGTGGCGTTACTCTAAGTAGTAATGCTAACTTTAAATGGGGTGCATTTAAATGATTAAAAAACTTGTTGTGTTATTATCAATCGTCGTATCGATGTTTGGAATTGTTAGTGCATGGACGCAGCCCGGTACTACTTTCATTGGTGATAATGATATGCAGGGTCATGACATAAAAAATGTCAGTAATTTGACTTTCGATGCCTCTGGTAGTGATATCGACTTCAATGGCCGCTTGTTAGACGATTATAATTCCACCAAGCCGGTCAGTTGCCAAGTCATATCCCGCTCCGGTATGTATTTGTTGTTTAATGCGACCGGGTGCTTAATTAATCAGACCGATGACTTCGGCAAATTGGCAATGCATGCTTATGAGACGACTGGCGTAAACAAGCTTGATATCGGATACGGGACATTCTATTGCAGTACCTCGATAAACCAGTCAAAATATAGATATAAACAGATGATATTTGAGGGCCAGGGTTACACCGGCACGATCATCGCGAAAGGTACTGGACTTACCAGACCTATATTCGATTGTAGATTTAACGGCACAACTAATAGTGATTGGCGTGGAATGGAAATTAAGCATCTCGGCATTAATGGGATTGATAAGTCTGTCGATGGGGTCAGATTGAATTACACCATCCGAACCAAGATCCTTGATTCGGTAAAAATTTATAATTGCAGAAATGGACTCATACTCGATGATTTCTGCATATTGAATTCATTTGAGAACTCATATTTCAGGGATAATATATATGCGATGAAATTAACATCCATGAAATATGGAGCTAATATAGAAAATACATTTTTGCATTGCATGGCCAATGATAATGACTATGGACTCTTGATCGAGGAAGGTACTTCGAACTCATTCAGCTACATGGAACTGGAGGGTAACGATATTGGCAATTTGTTAATCCTGAAAAATGCATCATTGTCTACCTATGCGCCATCATATAACACAATCTATCGAAGTTATTTTGAAGATGTCGGGACTGCATATAACATCAATATCTCCGGTGGAACGAATGCTTCTGGCCCTGCGAATAATCTCATCGACAGGTGCGATGTGCAGAGAGTGGATGGTGGACATCCCATCGCCACCGTAAACAGTGGATTTGAAAATATTATCCGGGGATGCCATTTCGGTGGAAGTGCTTCATCCACCGTGCCATATCATATCATCACGGGCTCTAACGCCGATTCCACCATTATCGAGGATAATGAGTGCAAACGTCCATATTCTATAATTATACGAGGATCTGGGAAAGATACTATCTCTCGCAACAACTTTAATATGTCTGGAATACCCAACGATGTAACTCAAACCGCTAGATATACAAAAAGGTTATTGCATTTCGACTGGCAAAATCGCACTGGATTAGTGGCGGAAGATGCTACAATTACGTATGCGCCGAATGGTACAATACAATTAACGTCCTCGACGAGCGCGTACCCCAAAATCAATATTAATACCACTTCCTATCCAGGGTTATTCATGCGATATGTGCATATTAAATATAAATATATTCATGGATATCCCACCTACGGAGGATTTCGTATCTATTACACTACCGCGGCCCATCCAACTGTTAGCACAAGTTACTACTATACCACCCCATTGCGATATCCGGTCGCCGTCGACACTAGCGCATGGTGCGACTTGTATGCCGACATGTGGGCTTTGGCTGCTGGTGGCACCGATTGGAAAACCAGTAACATTATTTCGATACAAGTGGTGCCACAAACCACCATTGGCAACACGATTGCATTTTCTGAGATTAACTTGATCGGAGTCGTAACGTGAAGCGTTTTGGAATCATGCTCTCTCCTTGATATGTGGATCATTCTTGCTCGGCCTTTCCGAATGCAGCAGATTTATTATGGCCTCGGCCTTCTTTTGGCCGATGCGTCGGCCATCTTGCTTGAAGCTGGCTAGATCTTCCAAGCTCCGAAATAAATCTTGTTGGCGTGGTTCGATTAGTTCATACTTTACTTTTTCGATCACTTCATTTTTTATACTTGTAATTCTCATTTCATTGTATGGCTGAAGAAATTCCCTTTGATGTTCCTGTTGAGGTGTCATTCGTCGAAGGAACTATGGATATCAATGGATGGAAAACCAGTGGATTCCGGTTCTATTCATTGCTTGTATTGCTGTTGATTGCACTCGTTTTCACTGATATTGTTTCTGCTTATTTTGGTCGCGATTTAACTTATGTTAATGTTATCAAAGATCTCGCGATATTCTTGTTGGGTGCGTTTATTGGAGCAAAGAAGTGAATTTAGGAGTTGCCATGTCATCTAATCATACTACGAATTTCCTTGAAGGCATAGATCCTACAACTATAGATCAAGAACACGTTCCGCAGATATTAACAGCTATTCTTAATCAAATGTCTATTGTATGTAGTTGCATGTCTCGTATCGAATCAAAGCAACGTGAAACCGATAATTATTTGCTTTTTTTCCGAGTTTCAAAATGTGGCTGGAATTTGGTTAAAGATTCTAATAACATCAAAGCTCTTATAGCTCTTGCTGGTGGTTTCACAGTTGTCGATTTCGCTGCAAGATACGTATTTTGGTTTATCTGGCCGAAGTGAAAAAAAACCCGCGCGCCTCGCGTGCGGGTGGTTCCTAAAAGCGCCGCGCCAACTGGCGCGGCGCAATTACCAATCCTCCAAAGTTTTTTGTTTTCTATCTTTTATTACAAACTCTGCCGCGCCTGTTGGCGCGGCAGAGTTTAAAGTGGAAAATATTCTTAATAGTGGTGGAAGCAATTGTTTGTTTATGTAATATTCTGTGTCTATTTGAATTCCGTGTTTTATTATGTAGTTTGGATCTTCTGCGCGATTTACAAATAGATCCTTTTGTCTTTTACCTCCAGATTTTCCACGTATTATAATGTATGGTACTCTATCTCCTATGTTTGGTGGTGTGTCTCCTCTTTCTTTCATTCGTTCTACTAATTGTATATGTGGCTGTTTGTTCTTATATGCTTTTGCTCCTTTCGTATATCGTTTCGTGATCACCAAGTCTTCGAGCAAGCTCGAATCCTTGGTTAAGTTAAAGTTTTGTAGTCTTTCTACTTTCTCTTTTGCTAATGCAATTGCTTCTGCTATTTTCCCTTCCTTTAAGATTAAATCTAAGCATGTTTTTAGTGTGTTTGAAGTTAAATTACACCAGTCCCTTCGTACTGTTTCTATTCCTTTTATTTTTAATTTATCTTCATATCCTTTTCTTGTTTTATCAAAAATCCACATTGCATATCTTTTCTTTGCAAGCAATATTCCTCTTCTTGCAAATGTTTCATACACCAGTTCCATTGGTTCTGGCAAGTTTTTAGTTATTTCTTTTCCTATTATATCTCCCAATTTTTCTGCTTTTTCCAATGAAATTTTGTTTTCTTTGCTTATTACTTTAATAAATACGCTATCTGTATCGGAGTATATTACTCTGAATGAATATTCATCTATTTTTTCCATCTCGTTTATTAAGTCTGTTGTTTTTTTAATGTTTTCTCTTCCGAAGCTAGTTACTGCGTTTGCTATTCTTAGGTCGTATAATCTAGCTCTCTGGTATCCTGAATACCCATAGAAGCTGTTTAGAAGTATTTTTATTGCATATTGTTCTGCATCCAGTAATTCCTTTTGTGCTCCTGTTGCCAATTTCATTTGTTTTTTAATTTTTATTCTTTTATCCAATAATTCTTCTAAAATTTCTGGTACTATTCCTTTCAATGTTTCTGTTTTTACAAATTCTCCTCCCCCCATTGGTGCTTTTACTCCTTCAAACTCGCCTGAAGGCGAGTTTGAAATTGTTGAATAGCATATATTGTATGCCATCATTAATGTTGGGTATAGAGATTTATAATCTAATATAATTATATCTTCTACTAGTCCCTTTTCTGGGTCTAATACTGCTCCTCCTTTTAGTGATTCGCTATCATCGAATCTTTCATCTGAAGTTTCTGAATCTGGCTTTGGTGGTACTACTCTATCGTGTGATTTAAACCTGCGTAGCAATAGGTTCTCAATCATTCCAGATTGTCCACCATTTGCTATGTCTTGTAATAGTGATCCGCTTGCTTTAGCCATTTCTGTATATCTTTCTACTAATTTCATTTCTAGTAGCAGGTCCAGTGTGATTACAGCATCTCTCCTAGAGTATTCTATGAAATTCTTTAAATCTTCTCCTTCATTTTCCCATAATCCTCTCATTTCTTTTGGGTCCACATCAAGTTTTTCAAGCTTTAGTAGTTTTTTTGCTACATTTTTAAGCGTGTAACTTTTGAATTTGTACTTATCCTCATTAGAGCTTCTTAAAATAGGCAATAGATCAATAATGACTCTACCAGTTACCATTACATTCGTGTTAAGTACAATTTTCTTAGTGTAAAGAGAGCTTCCATCGCGCCCGATGGAAGCTCGTATACCTAGCTTTTTTGCGCGTGTTTCCATATATGGAAAATCGAATTCATTCGAGTTATATCCTACAATCATATCAGGATCGTAATCTTCTATTATTAACATTAAATTTTCCAACAATTCGCTCTCGTTTGCGAACGAGAGCGTATTCTCAGAACTTTGGTTGGTTAATTTTCCTACTAGAACTAAGTTCGTTGTTTCATTATAAGCCTCGCTGAAAGCGAGGCTCGTTAGAATGATAGGATCTTCTGATGATGTTGGCATAGCGCCGTTTTGTTTTGGTAGGCATTCTATATCTATGCTCATTAGTCGTAGTGGCATGTTTTCTTTTATTTCTAGTGATTTAATTTCTGATTCTGTAAATTCTTCTTGGTTTGGTACTTCTGCCCACTTCATTCCGCCTAAATTTTTGTCTATCATGAAACGGTTTTTGAAAAGTATATCCGTTTCGAATACTTCTTCTATTCCGTTGATCTTTTTTACTCGTTCCCTTAGTGATCTTACTTCTTTAGGATCAATTGCTATTACTTTAAGCATAAGTTTCTTAGAAGTCTGGTAGCCTATCGATTCGTATCGCTGTACTTCTTCTATATCTACTCCCATATTAACTAACTCGTCTTTAACTTCCTCTACTGCGGCCTCTCGCGAGAGGCCGCAATAGAAATAGGGTCTAAATCCTGTTATTTTCTTTGTTATGCTTTCTCCATTTGAAAGTTTTCCAAAAAGTTGTATTATTGGATTTCTTTTTTCGTCGTATTTGTAATTTGCATCTAAAATTTGTATTTTCATTTCCATCCTCTTCTTTCGAATTCTTGAAATCGTTCCATTACGTGTATAAATCCTAAATGTTCTATATCTTCTCCTTTTTCTCCTAGTAATTCGCATAGTACATAACATTCTATTATTATTCTTATTAGATTTCCCGGTAAACTCATGTGTTTATCTTCATATACAATACCTCCTGCATTAAATGCTACGATTCTTATTGATTCTTCTATGGTTTCATTTTTTGTGTCCAATTTGCTTATTTCTATTTGTTTATATCCTTTTTCTTCCAATCCCATTCTGCACTGCATTAAAATATCTGCAATTGCTAATTTCATTTCTGCTTCATATAATTTTTTGTCTTCTGGAAATCTAATGCTTCTTCCGTAGCACTTAACTAAATCTCCAACGTTGCTAAACAAGTAAGTTGCACGTAAAAAAGTTGATGGATTGTCTTTTTCGTGCATTAATAGTATTTTTCCGTAATTAATCATTTTTGTTCCTTCTTTTTAAGTATTCCTTTTATGTGTCTTATTACTATTTCTCCTTCTAATAGTATTTTTGCTGGTCTTCTTTTCCATCCCATATTGAATCCTGTTTCAAATGCATCTATTTCTTCAATTGTTAATTTTGTTTTTGTTTTATCTTCGTTGTATGCTATCCATTTATTCATTGCATTTTTTCGTTCTTTTGCTTGTAATTCTTTTGTTTTCATTTAAATAACTCCGTGAAATTCTGGTATTTCTTTTACTTTTCTTGCTTCTTTTAAGTCGTAATCGTAGATGTGTAAAGAATCTGAGTAGTCTATGATCCTCCCAATTATACACGAATTTGGTGCTATTACTTCTCTATTTAGCATTTCTGTTAATGCTACTATGTTACTAGGCCATGCTCCGTATAAATCACGCGATCTCCACGAGTAATGTACATCAATTATATTTGGTTTATACCAACGCATCCAAATTCGTTGCAGGCAAGGCGATGTTGTATCATAAGTTCCATCTCTTTCTGCTTCCCATGTAATTGCTTGGCAGAAATTTGATGCCATTTCTGAATCTATTTGTGATTTCAGCAATTCTTTCATATTATGTAATTGATTTATTGGTCCTTCATGATCACTTACTCCTGCATATTCTGTTAATCTGTCGTAGTATAAATAATCAAATCTCTCGTTTATTTCTTTTTTGTAGTATTCTGTTAAAAATTCTCTTGTAAATTCCTTGCAATATTCTTCCAGTAAATTTCCACCGAATTTGTATTGTGGATGTACTATATGATCTTCAATTTGTCTTAGTGCGTGTCCTGTTAAAATTACTTCTTGTATTGTGTCCTTACAATGTTTTGGCTCGCTTGGCGAGCCGAAGCAGAGATCTATCCCATCTGATAGTACAAATTTGATTGCTTCATACCATGCATTCTGTAAATTTGTACTTCTTACCCTGTTGGTCTTAGATAGTTTCATTTTTCCTCCTTAAAGCGCCTCGCCTGCAGGCGAGGCGCTAATTTATTTTTTTATATTGTATTGCTTTAACTTTTTTGATATCGTTGGTTGTGATGTATTTAGTATATCTGCTATTTCATATTGTGTTTTTTTGTTTGTTATGTGTTGTTTCTCTAACCATTGTTTATCTATTTCAACTTTCTTCAATTTTGTTATATTTATTCCTGTTTTTGTATTTGTTTTTATTCCTAGTTTTTTTAGTTTATTGTATATAGTTGTTTCAGATATTTTAAATATTACTGATAATTCTTTTATCGTTTTATTTGTTGTTGTGTATAATTGTATTAATTTTTCCTCGTCTATGTGTTTTTCATGGTCGCAATTTGTTTTTGATACTATTCTTCCACACTTTTTGCATCTTCCTTCTTTTATTATGGTATGTGTGCATGGTTCGTTATAAATCATAAATTCTAATTTATATGTCATCAATGGTATTTCTTTTATTGTGTTTACCGTGTTGTCATATAAGTTTTCTAAGTTTTTTTTCCCTGTTACTCGTAATCTTCTATTGTTTGGTCTTCCTTTGTCTATTGTTGTTTCTATATCAAATTTTGTTTTTAGCCATTCTTGTAATATTTGTATTTCTTTATCATTTATTTTCCCTATTGCGAAATCGAATTGGTGTTGTCCGTTTGTTTTTGACGATCCATCATCCATCATCCATACAGCAAGGGATATTTTTCCACATTTATCTATCCATTTTTTTGTTATTTCTTTTTTGTTGTCCTTTTTTACTATTTTTTCTATTTCTGTTAAACATGGTAAACACATCGAACTTATTCTTACTACGTCTATTTCTCCAAATATTGTTGTTTTATGTGTTGTTGTCATTTCATGTTTTATTAATGATTTTAATTCGTTTTCTTTCCATTTTAAATATTCCATTTGTTTTATTGAGTGTTCTTCTGATACCATCGCGTTTTTTGCTTTTGGTGGTATCCATATTGTCATGTCTCCTAGTAAACTTCCAAATATTATTTCTTCTTGTTCTATTGTTAATTTTATATCGTTTTTCCATTTATGTTTTTCTTGTTGCATTTTTATCATGTTTTGTCTCGATCTTTCACAAAAAAGTTCTCTGTTTTTATTTATCGGATGGTTTTCTTTTGTCCATTTATACCGTGGCATATGTCTCCATTAGTTTTTTTGCTCTTAATTGACTATGGTCTCTCATCCATTTTCCGCTATCCTGTATATCTATTATAAGTGCTTCTTTTTTATTGTTTGTTATTCTTAATACTCTTCCTACTTTTTGTATTAATGATACTTCGCTTTTTCCTCCTGATGCTAGTATTATAGCATTCAATCCTTGGCAGTTCCAACCTTCTCCTAATAGTGTGCTTATTAGTATTTTAAGTTTTCCGTTTTCAAAGTCTTCCATTGCTTTTTTTGCTTCCTCTTTTTTTGTTGTTCCGTGTACAAATTTCGATCCTTGTATCATTGATTCTAGTGTTTTTCCGTGTCGTATTTGTTCTACTGTAATTAGTATGTTTAAGTTTTTTTTCTGTAATTCATATGCTTTTTGTGCAATTAATTCATTTCTCTGTTGATTTAGTGTTATTTGATTTTTATATGCTTCTGCATAAGTTTCTCCACTCCTTCCCGGTGGTGCATTTATAAATTCTATCGTAGGTTTTGCTAAAATTCCTTTTTTTATTAAATCTTGTATGCTAGAAACTTTTATAATTGCTCCAATTGCTGCTAAAAGTTTCATTTCGTTTCCGTCTGTTCTGTATGGCGTTGCTGTCATCCCATATTTATAATATGCATTTGATTTCATTAAAATGTTATATGTTTGATCACATGGGCAATGATGTGCTTCATCTACACATATGAAATCGAACATTTCCAATGGGAAATCGTTTGCTTTTGTTACCGATTGTGTCATTCCAATTGTTATTGGTCCGATTTCTTTTTTGGAATCTCCAAATAGTTCTGGTGTCCAATTTAATGTTTTTTTTATTTCTTTATTCCATTGTTCCATTAGATTTTTCTTGTGAACTAGTATTAATGTATTTACTTTTAGTTCTTGTATCAATTTCAATGCTACATTCGTTTTTCCTCCGCCTGTACTCATTTCCAAAACTGCTCCTCTCCCCTCATGCAGCCTCGCAAGCGAGGCCACTATTGCCTCGTTTTGGTGCTTTCTAGGTTCCCAACCATTCCAAGTAAGTTCCAAGTTCCTAGCCTCTCCTTGAGGCTCTAATGGCCATCCTAGAAGACGTGTTTCAAAACCAGCACTTGCTAACGTACTCTCTACCGAGTTCAAAAGACCTACTGGAAAATAGTATTTTCCTTGTCTAGTTTTCGACATCAAACGAATCTGGCCATCCCAAAGTCCGGTGTTGCACTGCGTGCCACACCGTTTGCAATAGTCTGAAGTTGCATGGATAACCAGCTTCCACCAGCCACATTTTTGACATGTATATATTGCGTTGTCAATAAATTCGAAATCTTTTATTTTATAAGAAGTTGCTTTATCCAGAATTTTAAATACTAAATCTGGTAAAGTAGATTCTATAGAGATATATGGTTTATTTTCCCATTTTTTCAAGATTACTTCCATTTCAAGAACGCTCCGGGGTGCAGGGGTAGCGGAATCCTAGGTGCTTTTAGCCCTTGGAGGAGCGTACCCCGCTGTTGCGATGTTCTTCCAATAACCGAACAATGATTTGCTCATACGTCTCTCCTTTCTTGCCGACTTCCTTAAGTTGATCTCTCGTTTCTGGTGTTATCTGTATGGTTGTTACCATAAGTCTTATATAGTAACCATGTACTATATATCTTTGTCCATTGCTAGAGTCAGACCATCATCTGGTAGGGCACTTCCCCCTGATGAGAGATGCCATGGAACAGACAACAGCTTAACTGACTCGTACAAGCAAATACAGGGACACGGAATCGGAAGCACATGAGACTTGGTAACTCGTCTAGGTGATCATGATAGATGATCCTTCTTCCCGTTCCAGGGCAGCCAGTACAACATCATCGTACCACATCCTAATCAGGGAGAAGAGTCACCCTGCCATACGCCTCCCGACTTTTTGCGGAGAGGCAAGCCAACGACTTTAGTCGTTGGTAGGTGACTATCACATCTTCTAATTTTCCTTTTCCTAAATATATGTAATCGTCCCAATTGCCTGACGGTATATTTTTTATTGTTGCTTCCGTGTATTCTTTTTTTTCTCCGTTTTCTAGTTTTATTATTGGTATAATTTTTCTTTCTCCACAATGTTTCTTTTGTTTTTTTGAATACCAAAAGTGACGCTGTGTTTCTTTTTCGTTTTTTAATTCGTTTTCGAATTGTATTGTTTCATACCATTTTTCCAATTCTTCTAGTTTTCTTTCTCCTAATAATCGTTTACATTTTCTCGTGTGTACTTGTATCATTGTTTTTATTCTAGTTTTCATTTCTTTCTCCTTAAACGCAAAACGGCTTTAGCCGTTTTGCGTTTGCGTTGGTAAGTTTCGTCCGTCCTTCACATTCAATTCGTATTTGTATGTGACTAAATGCTCACATACAGATTCTATTTCCTTCTTTCCTATTTCATCTTCGGCGGCTTTTAATGTTATCTTAATATTTCCTTCTTCAACCATTTTGTTCGTTACTGTTGGGAATTTTTCTACGAACAACTTTGGTACTATGTGGCGTTCATCTCTTTTGCTCCTCAGGATTTGCCATATTCCGTCTTTGCTTGCAATTGCATCCTTTTTACCTTTTGTAAATGCATCTGGACCCCAAATATCTGCTGGAATTTCTGTCCCCAATGCATCTACCATCATTTTCAGTTCATTCATCAATTCTGCTGTAGTAGTTTCACTTGCCGGTATTCCTAGTTCGATTGTTCTATTTTCTTCTTCTTCTTGTAGCTTTTGCTGTTTGTCCATTAATTTCTTCAATTTTTCATCTTCGAATAGACTTTGTGTGTACTCCATTTGCAAATCTATTTCTTCCTGTTTCTCTTTTATTGCTAGCAATTTAATCTCAAGTTCTTGTGGTAATTCTTTGCCTGGTATTATCTTCAATGTTTGTTTCATGTGTACTCCTTTTCCGCAGGATGTGCACAGAAAATGTGCCCATCCAATTCCTAAAAGATGCTGTTCGGTGTTATCAAATTTTTGTGTGTTTTCTACTAATTTTACTTTACAATCACTGCATATCATCTTTCTCCTATAGCGGCCCGCTAAAGCGGGCCGCTTATACGCCTAAATCTCCTAAATCTGGCATTGCTTCTACTGGTGCTTCTGTGCTTTCTTCTTCTACTTCGTCTGTTATTGCTCTAGTTTGTGATGCAATTTGTTTCATATCAAATCCATATGCATCTACTACCAGTTGTACATCGTGATCTGATATTTGAAGATGCCTAATTACTGCGTTTTTTAGTGCTCTTGTTACACACATTTGCGCGTAATGCGTCTGTCCTCCTGCATGTGGCATTTCTGTCATTGATGCAAAACCATTTGTTACTTTTCTCTGTATTTCTGTATCACGTTCTCCTAAGTTGAATACGTTCACTCTTGCTACCATTAATATTTTGTTGTTATCTCCATTTAATGGTATTATATGTGTAATTGCCGGTGTAAAATGCAGATTCTTCTGTCTCATAACTTCGTCTATGAAGTTATCTGATAGGATTAATCTGTTTTCTCCCGCTTTGGCTTTTTTATTGTAATAAAAATGCCAAGGTTCGAATGTGATTCCTTTTAAGTGTGCTGGTAATGCCTCAATTTTCTCTTTATTCATCATTTGATTCTATCTCCTTTATTCGTTGTTCCAAGTCCTGCATTTCTACGTGATTCATAAGTTCCTCGTTTTTTGCAATTACCAAAATTGCTTTCATTAGAATTAATTGATTTGTTGATTTGTGTTCTTTTTTCTTTTCTACTAGTTCTAATACGAAGAATGGAAAAAGCCAACATCCGGAATTTTTAAAATCTAGTCTAATACCAAATGCTCCATTTTTTCTCATTACTTTATATGTATTTCCTATTGCTTCATTCATCAATTCTATCCAACACGTCTCCCATCCCATTTCTCTATCTTTCGCTTTTCTTAGTACTCTAACTGTGTCTCCTTCCTCTATTCCACAATTATCTTGCATTTTTAAATAAGCTTCTTTTAATTCCATGTAAAACACCTTCTCCATACAATTTTACCATACTTTTCTCTCCTGTTATATATTTTAAAAAGTGCTGCCCGTTGGCAGCACTTTTTAAGCCGTCAGGTATTCGTATATCTGTTTTACGATGTCTGGGTTATACTTTTTCAACATTCCCATATTCTGCAAGTCTTTTAATGAAGTTTTCTTTACTGCGTCAATTACTTGTGATCTTGCTGCGTTCTTTGGTACTCCACATTTCATACTTACGCAGAATAGCACTTTTCTTTCTACTTCCTGTAATTCTGGCGTTAATTCTTCTACTTGTGCTACTTCTATTGTTTCTACTTCTGCTGGTGCTGGTGCTGGTGCTGGTGCTGGTGCTGGTGCTGGTGCTGGTGCTGGTGCTGGTGCTGGTGCTGGTGCTGGTGCTGGT